ATTAGCAAACAACTCTTAAAAGTTATACATATTTTATTATTTTTTAACTAAAAAAGTTTGTTTTTATCATTTTTTTGTAGTACCTTTGCGACAAATTAATGTAAAACAAAAAATAGTTTATGGAAAAAATTAATCAAATTATCACCCATTTTACCGACAATGATTTGTATACGTACACTTGTCAGTATTACATTCTTCACACTTATCCACGTGCTGAAGTAAGGTATTCATTCTTTGACCGTAATCATACCCGTTATCCAAAGGGCTTTGGTGCATTACTGCAAGAGCAGATTAACGGGATGAAAGACGTTGTTATCACTGAGGATGAAATTGAATTTATGAAGAAGAAGGTTTATTTCCTTCCTGAGTGGTACTATAACTTCCTTCGTGGTTTCCGTTTCAATCCGGCAGAGGTCCATATTTTCCAAGACCTTGAAGGCTATCTGTCTATTATGATTGAGGGTAAGTGGTATTCTACTATCATGTGGGAAATGCCAATTCTTTCCACGATTTCTGAACTTATGCATATTATCAATGGTGATATGGAGAAGTACAATTCTGAGAATGAATGGAAAAAGGCGTATGATAAGGGTGTAAAAGCATTTACAAATGGTATTGCACTCTCTGACATGGGTACAAGGCGGCGTTTTAGTTACCTAAACCATTATAACATTCTTAGTGCTTTGAAAAAGGCTTCTGTTGATTGTGTTAATTTCCCCGGTAAGTTCATTGGAACGTCTAATGTGTGGTTTGCAAAAGAGTTTGACCTTACACCCGTAGGAACGATGTCGCACCAGACGTGTTCCTTCGAGGAATGTGTAAGTGGTGTGTTTGAATGTAACCACCAGTTAATGAAAAAGTGGAGTGATGTTTATGACGGAGACCTTGGTATATTCCTTCCGGACTGTTTTGGTTCTAAGATATTCTTATCTAATTTTTCAAAGAAGATGGCCAAGATGTTTGATGGTATTCGTATAGACAGTGGTGATGAAAAGGAAGAAACCGAGAAAATGATTTCAAAATACAAGTCTCTTGGTATCAATCCATCTACAAAGTCAATCGTATATTCAAATGCTCTTACAATTGATAAGGCCATTGAACTTCATAAGTGGGTCAACGGACGTATGAACGATAGTTATGGAATTGGTACGCATCTTTGTGCTGACGTAACTAACATGCAGACCGGTGAAAAGTTTCCTTATTCAAATATTGTAATTAAACTTACTGGCATGCGTATTACGGAGCTTCGTGAGTGGCATGATTGTGTAAAACTTTCAAATGATAAGGGAAAGACACTTGGAAATACTAAGAAATGTGAATTTCTGATTTCTCAGATTGGGTAGAATATGCCAGTAAAGGTAGTACAAGGCGATTTATTCAAGTCATCGGCTCAGACATTGGTAAATACAGTTAACTGTGTCGGAGCAATGGGAAAAGGGATAGCGTTGGAATTTAAAAAACGCTATCCCGCGATGTATAAACGTTATAAGGAACTATGCAATCAAGGCTATATAAAGATTGGCAGTCTATGGCTTTATAAGGCTGATGATGGAAAGTGGATACTTAATTTCCCCACAAAGGATGATTGGAGAAATCCATCAGATATGGACTACATCGTACAAGGTCTTGACAAATTCATAGACACATATAAACAAAAGGGTATAACGTCAATCGCATTTCCGATGTTAGGTTGTAATAATGGTGGTCTTGATAAGGCTACTGTCCTTATGATGATGAAGATGCACCTTGAAACATGTGAAGACTTGGATGTCGAAATATATTATAATCCAGATTAATATAAAATATCAGAAATAATGTTTACCGATAAACCAAATTTTAAGCCTCTTGATAAGGAATATGTCAGTGTTGGTGATTTGGTTGATTTCATTAATAAGAATCATATAATGCGTAACGTCCCCATTTGGATTGAATTTGGGGACGGAAATGGTACATTCCTAAGAACTGAGGCTAATAAGAATTACAAGACGAACAATGGAATGACGTTTGATAGCAATACATTAAAACTCAATTTATCACCAAGTTGTCTGAATTGGGCTAAGATTGATGCATTGCATCCTGTTGTTTTGTCTGTTGATAAGTGTCGATAGTATTAATAATAATTTAAAAATAGTAGTTATGGGTTGTTTTGGAACAAGTGGTTTTCTTTCGAGGCTTCCAATTTTATCCGGACAAAGAGTGGTATGCTTTATAGCAAGTGTTCATAGTGATACAAACATAAGAGAAACATATTATCCTGATAGTGTTGTTGCACCATATTGTCTACCTATACATGGTGAATATGACGATTATGGCTGTATTGAAAATATTGTCCGTGATGCAAATGTAGAAGTGATAGAGAAGTATTTCGGTTGTGAAATCGATAAGATACTAAAAGGTGTCGAACGTCTGTTATATGGACGTACTATTAAGGAAAATATTGAATATTGGTCAAAAGATGAAGATGATTGGCATAAGCAAGAAGTGCAACAATATAAGAATATAGTTCCTTTAGAGAATGGTCTTTATGAATTAGGTTTTAATAAAAACCGTACATATCAATGGACGCTGTTGTTTGAACATGAAGACATATATAACAATGTCGCTGAAATGTATGGTCCGGATAAATTGGAGGATTGTTGCAATAATGCAATAAATACGTTTATAGATGTTACTAAACGTTATAAGGAATTATATAACAAATATAAAAATTCAGAGGTATATGATGCTAAGTTTGAGCATTCCCTCTTGAAGGATATGCCAAATATGTTTAAACGTAGGTATTTTGGTTTTGGTCGTTTTAGCGATTATCTTGAAGACTTGTTAGATGGGGACATAGATGATGCCAAGAAAGAAAAAATTAAGGAAATAATTGATATGTCTCATGAAATAGACAGAATATATAATGATTCCGTACATAATATTTTATGCCTTAATCATGAAGGTACTTCTGAATCATTTATGGCGATATTCAAACAGGTAGACATCGACAGTCGTTTCAAACTTTATTTGGATTGTGAGGACGAAATACGCAAATTCTATTCTATATGGTGGTTTTGTAACTCTATACCGATGCATTTCGGATTAAGTCATACCGGTTCACAAGAATATGATGAAATTGATTTCAAAAAATTCAATAGTATTATTAATAATGTAATAGACAATGAGTTTTTCAATGACTATCCATCAAAGGAAACCAACGAGACTTATTTCTTGATTGGTCATGAACTTGAAAATGGTGAGACTGAATTTCAGAGAAACGCATTAGGTGGTTATGATTTTTCACCAATTATAGATAATGAAACTTGTTATTGGAAAACAAAGGAAGCGGCATCTAGTGAGATTGACAGATTGGAGTCAGAAGGCGATAGTAACTGTCTTATGTGGAAAATTACCAAAACTACAAAGGTGACACCAATTGATTATTAACAATTTTTAATATAAAACTACTTTATTATATTGTATAAATATAGTATATTTGCAAACGAGGTTTGATTTGTGGTGCTTGCGTTCCTCAGAAAAAACGCTAAAATTCCTTTAAATGGAATTATGCCACGTATGTATAATTTTATTTGTTATTTAAACTGATTAATGAATTATTTTTTTACAAGTGAAAGTGTTGGTCAGGGTCATCCTGACAAATGTGCAGACCAGATTAGTGATGCTATTCTTGACCAATTCCTTGCATATGATAAGGATGCAAGGGTGGCGTGTGAGACAATGGTTACTACCGGACAAGTTGTTATTGCTGGTGAAGTACGTAGTAAGGAATACATAGATTTACAGCAGATAGCACGTAACACCATTAATAGAATTGGTTATACAAAGTCTGAATATCAATTTGATGGTAATTCATGTGGTATTCTTAATGCAATCCATGAGCAGAGTGATGATATTGCACAAGGTGTCGATAACGGTGATGAGGAAAACCAAGGAGCCGGCGATATTGGTCTTATGTTCGGTTATGCGGTTAATGAAACTGAAACATATATGCCACTTACAAGTTATTTAGCACATTTGTTTGTTAAGATTATCGATGAAGTACGGCATGAGGGTAAAGTAATGACTTATCTTCGTCCTGACTCAAAAGCACAAGTAACAGTTGAATATGACAGTAAGACAAATAAACCCGTAAGGATTGATAATGTCGTAATCTGTGTACAGCATGACCCGGTTTTTAAGAATGAAACTGAAATGCAAAATTCAATACGTAGCGATATTGAGTGTATCATCATTCCTATGATTAAGGCACAGATTGGCAGTGAAAACGTTAGGAAGATGTTGGATGGTGACTTTAAAATACTTGTGAATCCGACTGGTTGGTTTGAAATTGGTGGACCTCATGGAGACACCGGTTTGACAGGACGTAAGATTATCGTTGATACCTATGGTGGTAGGGGCGCACATGGTGGTGGTGCTTTCTCAGGTAAAGATAGTTCAAAGGTAGACCGTTCTGCCGCCTATGCTGCAAGACACGTTGCCAAGAATATTGTTGCTGCCGGTATTTCAGATGAAGCACTTGTACAGATTTCATATGCAATTGGTAGAGCTGAACCAATGAGTGTATATGTTAATACTTGTGGTAAATCACATCTTAATTTAGATGACGGTGAAATTTCACGTAAGGTGACCCAACTTATTGATTTAAGGCCAAAGGCGATAGAACGTAGATTGAAGTTGCGTCAGCCAATGTATAGCGAAACGGCTGCTTATGGACATATGGGGCGTAAAAATGAGGTTGTGACTAAAATTTTCACAAGTCGCTATCACGAAATAAAACGAATGGAAGTAGAATTGTTCACTTGGGAAAAACTTGACCTTGTAGATAGTCTTAAAAATGAATTTAATATCAAATAATATGAAAAATAAAAATTACGAAAAGAAATACAAAGAGGCTTTGGAAAAGGCACGTCAATTATGTGACTATCCCGCAACTAAGCCGTTTATAAGCGACTTGCAAGACATATTCCCCGAACTCAAAGAAAGCAAAGGGAACGAAGATAAGAGAATAAGGAAAGCAATATCGGATATTTTACTTATAGACAATGATGAAATAAGAGAAATTCTTGACTCTAATAATGTTTTAATGCAAGATATTGATGTTTGGCTTGAAAAACAAGACAAACATCTTGAAAACTATGATGAGGCGGAGAAAGAAAAGGCTGAGTTTGTAAGTGATGGGTTTATTGAATGTCATGCAGACTTTCTTGATTTCAAAGAAGGGAACACTTATTGGCTTGAATATATAGGTGATGATAAGTATAACGTAAGAAGTGACAATCTTCTTGGCAAGACATATCATATAACTCCCTGTCAACTTTATACAGTTTTTAAGAAATTAACTTGGCTCGAAAAGCAAGGTGGGCAGAAGCCTGTTGATAAAGTTGAACCAAAGTTCCATGCAGGTGAGTGGATTGTTGAAAATACAGATACCTCTACTTGGCTCATTACAAAAGTCTTTACTACAGAAGAAAATGTAACCGCTTATAATATGATAAACCAAGAAGGTAGAACTTTGGCTATCGGTTCTCATAATATAGACTACCATCACCATCTTTGGAGCATCCAAGACGCAAAGCCTGGTGATGTGCTTTTTATTGAAATAGATGCTTCTACTTGTATTTTTAAGAAATTTGAAGAAAATTTACTATATAGTTATATCATATCTGATGGAAAGTTGTTGATAGAAGATTCACATTATTATTATGAAACATCTGACAATGTTCATCCAGCTACCAAAGAACAGCGTGACTTACTATTCCAAAAAATGAAAGAAGCAGGCTATGAGTGGGACTTTGAAAAGAAAGAGTTGAAGAAGATTGAGAATAAAAATCCTCTGCTATCCGATTTTTTCAAGGCTGAATATGAGAGAGGAAAAGCAGATGCGCAGAAACCTGATGGGTGTAGTGAAAATAAAAGGTTACATACAATAAATGTATATTATCCTAACTGTTGTTTAGATGTCAAAGAAGCCATAGAACAAGGTATTGCATGCTGTAAAACAGAGAAAAAAGAAATACTAATCTCATTAAATGGCATATTTCTTCGAATAACACCATCATCTACAACTGAGAATGTTCTGAATGAATATAATAATTGTACTGGAAATAGTACTGTTATTAAAGACAAAACAAACCTTATAAATCAGTGGAATAGTAATGATGACTCATATCTTAAAGGCATAATAACTGATATAGAATGCGAAGTATCATGTGCAAACTGTAGTAGGGAGATTGCTGATTTGAAAATAAATTGGCTCAAATCCCTCAAAGGCAGAGTACAACCTCAAGTTGAGTGGGGTGAATGGGGTAAAAAATACATAGCATCCACAATAAAAATGGTAGAACATTGTAGCTTTAGTAGTATTGGTGGAATAACTAAAGCAGCTGCTATTACCTGGCTCAAATCCCTAAAAGATAGATACACTTGGAAGCCAAGTGATGAGCAGATGAAGGCACTTTGGAATGTGTATCAGGGAGGTAGAGAACAAGCCGAACTTGCTACCCTATATAATGACTTGAAGAAATTAAGAAAAGTTGAATTATGAATTATATCGTAGTTGCATTTGATGAATATAGACGGAAGTTTATGCATCGCTATTTTAATGCTTCTTCTAAAAGTGAAGCAATAATTGATTTTGAAAGACATTATGAAGATTGTACTGTTGTAAATATTATAGAACTATAAAATAGTGAAAAATCCTCTTAAGTATTGTGAAAATTGGCAATGGTCTGCTGGCTAATAGAACAAAAATATATTAAAGTAAACAAGTAAGATTATGACAAGAGAAGAATGGAGAAAAGTTTTCAAAACGGCTTATAATAACGCTTATGAAGACAGAAGAAATAGTTTTGATAACACGGAATCTAGTCTTTGTGCAAAATTATTAGGTTATATTTATAGAGCATTATGACACAAGAAGAAAAAAACCTCCTTTTAAAAGACCTCAGTGCAAGGTTGCCTTATAAACCTTTTGCTCAGTGGCATCATAAAGCATTAAATAAGTTTCGTGATGTTAAAATAATGAAAATATCGACTTATGGCAAAAATATTGATGATTATTACATTAATGTTCTATGCCAACCAGAGCCAGGAGTTGATTACGAAGCTTCTATTGTAGATATTAAGCCCTATCTCCGTCCAATGTCTTCTATGACTGAGGAAGAAGGTAAAGAATTGGAACACCTATTCTGTGAAATAGATGCACCTTGTTGGGTTGATACCGAATATGGATGCGTTAATTTTGCGGGTGGTGATTTCATAGATACTGAAATAGCAGAGGTATATATTGATTGGCTCAATGCCCACCATTTTGATTACCGAGGCTTGATAGAAAAAGGTCTGGCTATTAAAGCACCAGAAGGAATGTATAATATAAAGAACGATAATTAATGACACAAGAAGAAAAGTTGATAGATACCATAAAACAATTGCAAGGCAATGATTACGCTAAACTTCTGGATGTAAAAGATGGTATAGGTATAACAAATGATTTTGAATTTCAACGTATCTTAACTAATCTTTATGGAAATAAAAAGAAATACAAAATAAACATTGAAGCAAAGCATCTTGGATATTTATTACCACAACGTAAAAGTACAGTAACTCATATTAGAATATTATGACACAACAAGACAAGGATTTACTTTTGCGTGATTTGAGCGCAAGATTGCCTTATAAACCAAAAATTAAAATTTTATCTTTATGGAATGAAAATAAAGAGGTTGAAGAGGATATTGTTGATAGTATTTATTGTGTAATGTCTGACGGGTATATTAATACTGAAACCGTAGATAGTGATATATCATTAGATGATATTGTTTTGTATCTCCGTCCCATGTCAAGTATGACTGAGGAAGAGTTCAAAAAATTAAAAGAATATAGCGGATTGGTATATGACCAACTTGATTTGGCTTCATTTCAGGACGGTGCTTATAAATGCCTTGATTTCTATTTATCAGAAGTACCATCTTATGTTGTAATATTAGTTTTTGATTGGCTCAACGCTCACCATTTTGATTACCGTGGTTTGATAGAAAAAGGATTGGCAATTGAAGCACCTCAAGATTTGTATAATTTTTAAATAATTTTGTATGAATGTTCATTATATATATGTCGCAATAACAGATACATACTATGATATATATGTGGGAAACGACAGCAAAAAAAATCGTAAATATCATACAAACTTCCTAAAATTTATGGAAGGTTCAGTCGATGAGATGCATGAAAAAATTGATGAATATTTAAATAGTTTGAAAAAATTACCAAGACATAGTTATAGTTATATTTGGAGTTATTGTCCAATTAGAAAAAGGTTTAGTTTTTAGAAACATCAGAAGACATGTACAAATAAAATATTGATTTATGAACATTAAAGATAGAATAAAAAATATTAAGATATTATTAAGTTATTGTCCACATTCAACTAGAGATGTTATGTTATATGATGAAACTCTTGCTGACTTTTTTGATAATTTTTTCAATAATGACAGTAGATTTATACATTGTAAATGCAAGGGAAAGATATATGCAAAAATAGAATTGGCAAAGCATATTTTGACATATGATAAAAATGGTAAAATAATCGATGTTTATCCTATACAAATTTCATATTGTTATGATTGGGATAGAGATGGAGAAGATTGGACATCTTATTATTTTGATGAAGAAATAGTAAGAAATAATTGGATGTTTAAGGATGATATGTATTCTAAAGATATTATAAAATTCGAAGAATTTCCTGATTATATATGGGAAATTATTCAAAATATTCTTTATGATAAAGCAACAGAAGAAATAAACAAAGAATTGGAATCCGCTAAATCTTCTGTTATATATTGGGAAAAAAGAAAAGAAGAATTTGATAATAAATTACAGTTAAAATAACTATGCCAACAATTACAGAAGACTACGTTAGTTTTGAAACTGCAAAACTCCTTAAAGAAAAAGGGTTTGATGCTAGATGTAGAGCCGCATATACGAATTATTGTAAATTATTTACTACACAAATTCAACAATATATAACAAATGCTTTATGTAGTAAAAGTACACTATGGGATTGTATCGCCCAAACTCAGCAAATGGCAATGAAGTGGCTAAGAGAAGTGCATAATCTTTATATAGATATAAGAATTAACATAAATGATTCTTTATATTCTTTTAAGATTTATTCAGTTGGTATTAGTGGTGCAAGGGCATTTACAGAGTATAGGATAAAATCATATGAAGCTGCTTGTGAAGAAGCTATAAAATATTGTATTGAAAATATAATTAAATAATTATGGCAACAATAAAATCATTCACAGACTTAGAACAGTCAAAGGTTCTTGCTAAGATACTTCCGCATGAAAGTGCGGACATGTATTATGGATATATGAAAGATAAAGCACATTTTCTTCCCTATTCCGATACAGAAGTAAAAGCCCTATGTACTCCTTGTTGGAGTCTTGCGGTGTTACTTGATGTTATAAGAAAAACAATAGGCTATACCCTTTGTGGCGTTAATAATGTCTATATATCCTGTGAACTCGGTGATTTCAAGAAGATTGAAACGGAAGTAGTATATGACAATGAAGTTGATGCCTGCGTGGAAATGATTGAAAATTTGCATGACCTCGATATGTTATAATGATGAACATATTTCAGAAGTTAAAATAACTGAATTCGAATTAAAAGATATCGTTTTTGGAAAGAAGAAGATGAATATAGGTATAAATTATAATAATTATGAATGAACTTACAATAGAGCAAAAAGCCCAGAGATATGACGAGGCTATTGCTCATGCAAAAAAATTATTAAAAACTATTGGCAATGCAACGCTTGGCAATCTTGTATTGAAAAATGAGTTTGAGATAATGTTTCCCGAACTTACAGAGTCAGAAGATGAGAAGATAAGAAAAGAAATAGTATCTGCTATAAACATTTATTGTAGCGAATATCATAGAGGAACAAAAGTAAGGAATGATATGCTTGCTTGGCTTGAAAAGCAAGATAATAAAGACAAACTTATTAAAGAGCTTAGTGAATATAAATCTAAGTACATACGAGAAAATTTAGAAAAAGTATTGACTATGAATAATAGAGACGATGAAAGATTAAGAAAAACAACTATAGATTTTCTTAAAGAGTTTGCAGATAAAGGTTATGAAAATGCAATTGAGTGCATTGATTGGCTTGAAAAGCAAGGTGAGCAGAAGTCTGCCATTTATGACTCTAATGTATTAGAAAAGCATATTACCAAAAATTCCATATCCGAACTTGCCAACTCCATTTTAATCCGTAATGGATGGAAAGTTATTGAGCAGAATCTTACTGATAAGGCTGAACCGAAGTTCCATGAAGGGGAATGGCTGTGCGAAAATGAGCCAAACAATTATGCTCGATTCATACAAATACTCAATGTACAAGGTAAAGAAAGATATAGAATTTCAAGAGACATTCATAATGATGAAGATATAGTTGAATTTGACTTTGTAGAAAAGTATTATCACAAATTTGACATCAAAGACGCAAAGCCTGGTGATGTGCTTGCTTCAAAAAATGGGGCTGAGATTCTTATTTTTAGAAAGTTAGATAGCAGCAGAAGTTTTTCATCCTACTATAATATAAAGGGGAGAGGAGAAATTGGTTGGTCTAATAGATGTTTTGTCCCGGCCACCAAAGAACAGCGTGACTTATTGTTCTCAAAGATGAAAGAAGAAGGATATGAATGGGATGATGAAAAGAAAGAGTTGAAGAAAATTAAACAGAAACATACTCCCAAATATAAAGTCGGTGACACTATTTACTATAATTCATTTGGAGAAGTTAAAAGCATGATTGTAGCTAATGTAGTTACAGATAATACAGATAATCCAATGTATGAAGATGAGAATGGCAATGCTGTTTTTGAGAAAGACCTTATAGAGCAGAAATCTGCTTGGAGTAAAGAGGATGACAGAATGGCAGTACCAGCACTCTCGAAGCATACTATAACGAACAAATTGATTGGCTCAAATCCCTCAAAGACAGAGTGTCACCACGACCAAAAAAAGAAGAAGATTCATGAAATGAATAAAACGACAAATGTATCGGGTATTATAATACTTTGATGACATATTTATCTTTAAACATATTAAAAACATGCAACAGAATAATAAAACTTGGTTAGGCGATGTTAACGAGTGGATGGAAAAACTTAATCCTGACATTAAGTTGATTAATGAAGCAAAGGCAAGCATTGAGGAAGACCAGAGAAACCGTAAGGAAGCATTCAGAAAACTCCATGAAAGGGCTGAGACACTGAAAGAGGATGTCATGAACCGTTTCTATGGAATTATAAGCAATCATAACAAACCCGTAAGAATTGATGAAGTAACACTTGACAGAGTTCTTCAAAAGCATGGCGATAATGGTATGATTAACATCAGTGCCAACAGAAGTGATATGCCACAAGAGAGGAACGATGCACAGACTAAGGCACTTATCAGTGACTTGCAGAAGAGTGGGTATTCATTCTTGCCTACATATGGCGGTTATAGAGGTACAAACGGTGTTGAGGATGACTATGAGCCATCATTCGTGGTCTTCAATTACGATGCTAATGGTCAGCCAAGGAATTTTGATGAATTAAAACAATTTGCATTAGAACTTTGTGGTAAATATGACCAAGACAGTGTTCTTATTAAAGCACCCGGACAAGCGGCAATATATCTTGACAGAAACGGTAATAAGGTGAATAGCCGTGAAAGTGAAAAGACTTGGAAGAACGACCCGAAGCAAGAATTTTTCACTTCATTCAAGTCAAAGGAGAATGTTGACAAGGAAATACGTGCCAAACTGATGGGTAAGTACAAGGCTTATTGCCATCAAAACAATATTCCTGTAACAAACGATGGTTTTGAGAAGTATTATCAAGAACATCTTAATGACATCGATAGTATTGGAAAACGTTATACATATGACATTCAGTTTGGAGAATGCTATGTAAACCCAATGCCTTGTCAGTTATCGGAAAGAATGAGAAGAAAAGGTGAGGTTATGATATGGGAATAGTAAATAACACTGATTGGTTACATAATGTAAATGAATGGATGGAGAAACTTAACCCGGATGTTAGGCTTCTTAATGAGGGATTAAATGATAAGGATATGACCGGTTGGATTAATATAGGTGTCATCAAGAACGGTTCTAATATAGGAACCGGTGGTGATGCCTATCTTATGGTTGACCCTAACTACCCACAGACAGATGATTTCGGAACATACAGATATAGAGCGACCGCATATAATACCAAACCCGATGGTACGGGTTATGAAATTGAAGTGCCTACATATCAGAAACAGTATCTTCAGATTTATGACCAATACCGTGACACATATTATGGTGAAGCGTTTCTTGGCAAAAAGAAAACAGCCGAGCAAGAACAGAAACATCAAATGTTCTTGAGTCAACTTGAAATGTCGGGTGATAAAGTCGTATTGAAACATGACAGCTCATATAAGATAACCGATGGTGTCGTTAAAAAGGGACAGCCTAATCTATATTCCAATAATTCAGATACAGGCATCTATTTTTGGGGAAGTAAGGAACGAGGCAGTGACCAATCGAACGGGGGCCAATATACATACTATTGTCTTGTCAATCCTAATCAAGTATATGACTTTGAGAATGATATTGAACGGTTTGGCACATTAATGAATGCATTCAAGAAATACCCATATATTGCTCAGTATTGGAAAGGAGGTCCTGCAATCGTTGTTAATTCAATGACACCGGTACCGATATATAATATAAAGGATAACACAAATGGTAAGATATATGATGCCAATTGGCAGGAAATAGGTAATGGATGACAATGTTCGTATAAAATAATTTAGGAGTGACGCTATTCACATAGAATCACTCCTTTTTTTGACTATATATACTAAACTTTAAAAATTAAAATCTATTCAAAAATCTTTAATCATTTTATTCTGTTTAAGATATATGGAAAAGGAAATAAATAATCATTTTTAGTCAACACAACCAGTCATATATATATCACTAAATTCGCCAATTATGCTTCCGTTATGAGTAATGGTTGCATCGGTCCAGCACCCACCCACATGCACTATTTTCTTTGTAATTTTTGCACTTGCACTAACACTGTCTGAACCTAAATAAAAAGTTCCGCTATAAGTTTGACCAACAACTAAATCATCATATACTTGGTCTGACACAAATTTAGCGGTAAGAGTAGTACTTGGTGTTTGTGTTTCTCTCTCAGTCACTCTGACTGAAGTAGAATTTCCCGATTTATAATATGTATACTTATAATGATAATATTCCGTATTAATCGTTCCAGTGCTGTTTTCAAAAGTTACATAACTTGGTTGACCTTGAGATATGCATTCGCTTCTCATAAGTTCCAAATGACCAAAACCGTTATAATTTACATTGGTTATGACCTCCCTTGTTTCGGTACGAGTTGAACTAGTTGATGTACTAGTAACATAATCCCTACTTTGTGTCAAGTTAAACTGTACGGTTTGTTCTTTATACGTAAACTTAATCCAACCGGTTTGACTATAGCTTGTGCTTGTATTACGGGTATAACTCATCGTTATAACCCCACTTGAGTTAATAGTGGCACTTGTAATCTTACTTCCGTCTTTTGTAAGCATTGACGATGTTGCGTCAGTAATGGGCTGTCCATTGGCGTAAGCGGTTATACTAATTGAGCTTGCATTTGGCTCAACAGTCTCCGAATATGACGATAATGTTACCCCACCCCCACTAAATAATATTCTTCTTCTCATTTCGTTTAGTTGTTTGCTAATTATTAGCAAACAACTCTTAAAAAGAATAGAAATTTTATTTATTTTTACAAAATATTTATTATTATACCTTATATATTATTAATATGAAGATTGGTACTTATGTATATTCAAGTAATTCGATAGAGTTTTTGAAGGAAATGCTTAAAGAGTTTTTCCTTGTGTTCAACATACCGTCCGTTACGCCTGATGATTTATTCTATTACGGTGTATTCTGCAAGGACGTTACATATGCAAACTATAAGTATTGGAATGAAGCACCTGACCGATTGGAGATACCGGTTCAATTAACCGGTGAGTGTCAGACAGAGGAAGAACGTCTTGACTATGTTCATACAATAATAGATGAAATAATGGTTGGTGAGATTAAGAAACCGGAATGGATGCTATATGTCGAAATGGAAGAGGTGTGTAACGATTATGAATCAGCACCAAGTACTTTTCTGTATTTAATTGCAAAAGAGGGTAAGTATGAAATCCTTGCGAAGAAAATACTTGATTTCCTCTACTCTCCTAATATGATGAGTTATACAATTAGATATTACGATTAGTAAAAATTAACGGAATTTCCTTGGAAGTTCCGTTTTTTTGTAGTATCTTTGCGGAAATGTTTATGGTATGACTACTAATAATGGAGTTCTAACAAGAGAAGAATTTAAGAAACAAGTATTTGCTAAATATAATGGTAGATGCTGCGTTCCTGGTTGTTGTAAAGATGCTGTAGATGCTCACCATATACTTGATAGAAAATTATGGTCTGATGGCGGTTATTATTTGTCAAATGGTGCGGCTTTGTGTTCAGAACATCATTTAGATGCAGAACAAGGCAGAATTACACCTGCGGAATGCATAGAGTATATGGGAATAGAGCCATTATTGATTAAAAAACCAGATAAGATAACGGCATTAACAGAAGATGAATATTTTTATTTGCTAATTGAAGGAAAAATTAATAAATGGGGAGAATAAATTTATGAATTATGATGAAGATTTTTTAAGCGTTTTTAATGAACATTATCCATTCGAAAGATATATTGTCAAGGAACCAAAACCAATAGGAAACCTTTTTGATGATGCGTTTTTAACAGAGATTTTTGTTCCTGAAACAGAAATTAAGCCTATTTTTAATAGTAATGGCTCTTTTAGCCGCTATACAAAAATTAATGGTGATGAAATTTATGTAAAAATCAAAGGACCAGCCGGAGAAATGAGGTTTGGCTATTATGATTTTGAGAAACATATCCGTTTAGAAATCATTAATATTATAGTCGAGGATTTAGGAGAATATGAATATGAATGTTTATATGTCGATTATGAAGATATAGAAGATTTGAAAAATGCTCTTACAGAGCAAAGGAATCTTATAATTAAGAAATATGGAGAATGTACGATAAAGAAAGATATGGGTGAACGTTATGATTTCTAATATATATTATCTAAACTTATGAGAATAACTGATAAATACATAAAAATGAAACAAAAGAAACTTAAAATTAGTGAAAAGGACAAACTTCGTGTATATTATGGACACGATGATGAAGACAAACACAATTATAGCCTTGTTGCGTCATGGCCTGTAATGAAATTGGGTAGTTCTGATGGTAGTTGGATATTCTCAAGGGTATTCACTCAGGAAGTTAGGGATGAACTTGAAAAACGTGGCTGGGATTTAACAACACTGAAATTCTCGATAGCACCTAAGTTGGTTAATCCAACAAGACCTGATAGATTTACGACCTTGTTGAACAAGTATGCTGATGAGATTGAAAAGTTAAAGAAATTTTAAAGCCAAATAGAGATAAAAGATTATGAAGAGTAAAGTATTTTTAGGAGGTACTTGCAATAACAGTACATGGAGAGACCGAATTATTCCAAAGTTGAAAATTGAGTATTTTAATCCGGTTGTAGAGGATTGGACACCTGAATGTCAAGCAGAGGAAGAAAGGCAGAAGAATGACGTATGTAATATCCATCTGTATGTTATTACGCCATTAATGACCGGTGTATTCTCGATAGCAGAAGCGGTTCAATCAAGTCATTATGCGGATAAGAAGACCTATTTCTGTTATCTTGAAGAGGATGATGGCAAGAAGTTTGAGAAATTCCAAGTTAAATCACTTAAAGCAACAGCAGACCTTATTCAGAGAAATGGCGGTAAGACGTTTACTTCACTTGATGAATTGGTTGAAGAATTAAATAAGGAATAAACAAATAATAACCTTTAACAAAGATTAACGAAATTACTTTGGTGGTTTCGTTTTTTTGTAGTATCTTTGCCGAAAATAAGTTGTATATTGGAAAAGAAACAAAATGAAGTTTAAGGAATTATTTAATCAAGAGACATGGCTTCCGGATTGGGATAAGATTTTCTCAATCAAGGAATTCAAGGATATGGAAACCTGTGAACAATCTAAGACATGGCACAAAGAGGGAAATGTACGAAATCATGAGATTGCTGTGACAGATACTATGCGTTCATATCTTCTTAACCGTGAGAACGTTGAGCCATCAGACAATGAATATTACATTATGATGATGTCTGCCGCAATATGCCATGACCTTGGAAAGCCTTCAACCACCAAGTTCGATGAGGAAAAGGGTGATTACACTACAAAGTGTCATGGGCTTGTAGGTGCTAAGATTACACGTAGGCTATTCTTTGATGAGGAATTTACATTACGTGAGAAGGTTTGCTATATGGTACGTCATCACATGGATTTACACCATATCTTTGATAAGGAGGAAATGTCTACCCGTAAGATGATACAGTTATCTCATGGTAGGGTAAGGGTTAAGGATATGCTTATCCTTAATATCTGTGATTCTCTTGGCTCTAAGAACGATGAAGAGGATGAAGAGTTTATTGCGGAAAAAGAGGAACGTATCAAGTCACTTGCCGAAGGATTGAATTGTTATGAAACCCCTTATGAGTTTAACAATGAATATGAAAAAATAAGGTTCTTCCATTTCAAGGACAGACCGTTCCCGGAAGGATGTGCATTGCCAAAGGATTACGGTCAATTCACCATGTATGTAATGATAGGCGTGCCTGGTAGTGGTAAATCGTATTATATTGAGAAGTGTCTTAAAGATGCCGTTCAGATTAGCCGTGACCTTATACGTACAGAGATTGGTATCAAGGGTGAGAAGCCACAAGGTAATAAGGAACAGGAAAGTCATGTAACGGAGATATTCAATGAGAGAATGTTGGAGTGTTGTAAGAATAAGCAGGATTTTGTTATTGACAACACTAATGTCCGTAAGATGTATCGTGATGCATATACTGATATGACATTAAGGTTCATGCCGAGAATTGTATATGTGTATATAGAAGCACCTGACTTGCAGACATATAAAGACAGACGTAAGGGAATGATGCCGTTAGAGGTAATTGACCGTATGTGGAGTCAGTTTGATTTCCCAGAACCTACGGAATATAATGAGATGATTTGGGATAAGCAATTTAAGCATTAAAGATAAATTAATATGAGAGCAGTTTATTTAAAGAATTTCAGAAAGGGTTTTGCAACCAACAGTAGTTCAACACATTCAATAATCTATCGTAATAAGGATGAAATGTTTAAGGATTTGAATATCTTTAAACTAAACTATTATGATAGGTTTGACGAGACGATTGCTGCTTCAAGAGAGGCTAAGATTAAGTACGTCGCTGCGAATATATTTTGGAATGAGATACTATTCGACATAATGTGTCAGTATTATCCGGAAATGAAACAATACTCTGAACTTGCCAAGAAAGCAAAGGAAGACGGTCAGTATGAAACGTTCGGTATGTATACCAGAGGTTCACTTAGTTTCAGAAAAGGCACAGAACTTGAAGCCAGTATTGATTTCCTTAAAAACGTAATTGATGATGATGACATTATTATTGTCGGTGGTTCTGATGAAATGGAATTTGTATATGAGACAAAAGAGGGGCATAAAGAAATAGCATTGCCTGATGATATTGGAATTGGTAATGCCCAAAAAGGTGTAGTAAAGAACGGTAACTATTGGATTGGGTACGGATGGAATGGAAGAATTCGTTTCAAGACCGAAAAAGGTGACTGTGTTCCATCATATCCGGAACTTGTTGACCTTCGCATCACTAACAAGTGCCAACATGGTTGCCCGTTCTGTTTCATGGACTCTTCAATGAAGGAGAAAGAGGCCGATTTCCTCAAACTTAAGGGTATAATTAGATGTTTATCGTCAAATGAATATGACCATTATGACAGACGTGTTGAGTTCTCAGTTGGCGGTGGAAACATACTTCTTTATCCACATCTTGAAGAGTTGTTCAAGTACATGAAAGAATGTGGTCACATTATTAATACGACCATTAATGCAAAAGACTGCAAAGAAATTCTTTCAAACGAGAAATATCTTAAATTATTTAAGGATTATGTCACTGCAATAGGTGTATCCGTAACTGATGAGAAAGATATTGATATTCTTGGCGATTTTAAGTCCTCATTCAATCGTGATGGCTATAAGCAGATTACAATTCATCTGATACCTGAACTTCTTGGCGTTGAGAAGACAAGGGAATTTATACAGAAGATTGAAGAGCAATATAAGTATTTCGATTTCCTTTTCTTGGGTTATAAGACTAATGGGCGAGGAAAGACACAAGAACATAAGACATTCACTGATGATGAATTAACCAAGTTGTTCGGTGAAGATTTATGTGTTAGTATTGATACTACGTTTGCTAACACATATAAGGATTGGCTTGAAAATAATTTTGAGACTGACAAGACAATTACCTTAAATGAGGGCGAGTATAGTATGTATATTGATGCCGTCGAGGGCTTTGCATACAAATCATCATATCAGTTAGACAAACCTTACGACATTAAATGCGGTGATTACAAAGGACACGGTACGGACTGGTTTACGCCGATTGAGGCATTTGCCAATATTCGTAGGGATAACGGTTTCAAGGTATATGGTGAAGAAAATACTGAATCTGCTTAATATTCATAAAAAACGCTTAATATGGATTTGAAAACAGAAGATGAGTTAAGGGTATTCATTGCATGCAGTTCTTTTGATGAAATTGAGGATTATTCATCTAATATAAAAAAGGAACTTAACTCAAATTACGATAACCGTAATACTATAGACGATGCTGTTAAAGCACTTAATGGGTTTGGTATAAAGTGTGACCGGTATTCATATGCTGAAATTATAACCCATATAAATGAGGATATTAAACCGTTAAAAGAACATTTGGATTTAATTGATAAATACCTCAAGGAGAAACAGGAACATTGCACTCATGATTGGGTATATGATAGTCATGATTCTCATTATGACTATTATAAATGTACTAAATGCGGATTAGAAGATAAAAAATAACGATGAAAGAATATAAGATAGACACACTTATAAGCAAAGGCCGTCTTCACGATTTACATTGTGAGGATGACTATCTTGTGTATGAGAATGATAAATTCATTGTTGCGGCAGTATTTGATGGGTGTTCATCCGGTGTAGACTCTCATTTCGCCTCTACTATGCATAAGTATAAACTTAGGGAAATATGTGAGAACTTGGAGGAATATACATCAATCTATGCAACCAACGTAGTAGAGAACATTCTAAGGGAATTAAACAGAAAGATATGGTCTCTTAACTATAAGGTCAATGAAGAAATGCTCAGTACTGTAGTGCTTTTGTTCATCGACAAGGAAAATGAGAAATATACAATCTGTCTGGCCGGTGATGGGTGCTATGGACGCAGTATATTAGACACAAGGCTCTTTGAAAACGTACATGACCCTAATGGAAATGCCGTTTGGTATTTATCAACGGTCAAACCGGCAGATTTCGATAGTTATTTATACAACTATTGCAGATTAGAAAAAGGCGTATTTAGTATTTGTAAGGAAATATGTATTTCATCTGATGGCTTGGAGAGTTTCGTATCTCAATATGGTGCAAGCAAGAATGAGGATGCCAAGAAGATATTCTTTGAAACAGATACATGTGAAGAGAAATATCAGAAAATGCCTTTACAAAGGTTATACAATGTAGTCGTTAAAGGAAAATGTTCAGATACCGGTAATGAAGTGATGCTTAATGGTGATGATTTCACTATGATTAAAATAAAATGTATAGAGGAGGACACAGTTAATGGCAAAGATGAAGTTAAATGATTTCAGACCCTTATTCGATAAGATAACTGACGGTAAAATGCTAATAGGCATTCATAACGATTATATGATATTTGCCTTTTATCGTAGTTTCAAGGATAATAAGGTGTATTTCTATCGTAATATATTCACCTCATATTGGGTCGATGAAGATACGTTATTTATGGATAGTGAATGGGATGTTGAATTATCTGAAATTAAAACAGATATTGTCAATTATGATATGTTTCTTGCATGGAGAAGAAGGAATATCATAACAGATTTTAAATATCACTATGACCATCATGATGAAAAATCTAATTTTTTCTTGATTAGAAATAAGTTAGTAAAGGATGGTGGAAAAATAGTTACCTTTGATGATTTTAAAACCGATAATGAAATAGGATTGCTTATTGGTGCTGCATCCACTGATGAAGATTACTATTATCAGTATGTCGATTCTAATTTCAAAATTCAGAACATGACATGTGTGGGTGGATATAAAGTTGTTGAAGATAAGGATATTCCAAAGAATTTAAGAAAATTTCAAAAAGATGTAATAACAAGGGCTAATGTAAATAGGATTAAGACTGCTATATGGAAGCAATTCTTAAAGAATGCTGAAGTATTCTTCACCCCGATTTATCTTCCACATATCACACCGGATGATTTAACACTTTTTAAACAGTATTCCCTTCTTTATTTGGGGAAAAAATAGTATATTTGCTGTCGAAATATAAATAAATTTAAGTAAAATGAGTAAAATAATTTTAGAACTAGAAGGAAACGTAAATGATTTGCTTTCTGTTGATAATGAGAGAAATCTTAAAATGACAAGATTTGTATTGGATAATAATGTAGAACCTGATGATGAAGAAACCGTAGATGTAACAATTACATCAGTTGACCCAAGCAGGACACATAAAATATTCAATGAAGGATTACTTAATAAGAAAGTAAAGATTACTGTAGAGGAAATTTAATGGTACTTAACATCATAAAGACAAATAAATCTGGATTATGCTTTGTCGGTGACATGCACGGAGAATTTAATTCCATAAATGGGTTAATGAAACGTACAGAATTTACTGACACCACATACTTATTCTGCGGAGACGTGGGTTTCGGGTTTGAAAAAGAACAACATTATAAGAATATATTTAATAAACTTAACAAAACAGCCGCACGATTCAATAATGAGTGTATATTCATTCATGGAAATCATGACTCAAAGGAATATTTTAACGGTAAGAAAATAAACCGTAAGTATTTCAAGGCAATACCTGATTATACTGTCATTCAAACACCGACACATAATATTCTTTGCGTGGGCGGAGCAACATCCATCGATAGGACATATCGCCTTGTAAAATATAAGGAAAATGCTATGAAATATGCTATATATCATGGCTGTAGCATTGATGAGGCGTATTTGTATTGCCCAAAGGGATATTGGCCTGATGAAGCACCTGTTTATGATGAAGAGGCGTTAAATGAATTAAAAGAAAGTGGTATAAAAATTGACATTGTAGCAACACATACCTGCCCATCGTTTGCAAAACCAATAACAAAGGAGGGTATTCAATACTGGTTAACGGAAGACCCCGCACTTGAAGCGGATATTGATGCTGAACGTAAGGTGATGGATGATATATACAATAAACTGATTGAAGATGGTCATCCGATTTATAAATGGTTTTATGGTCATTATCATTTTCATAACCAAGAGTATATTAATGGTATACAGTTTGTGATGCTTGATAAGTGGAGAAACGGTAATTTTGATATATATGATTTAAGATTTTAAAAAGAGATAATATGGAAATGCAAAGAAAGGCATTGAAACTTATTAGGGAATGCAATAAGTTAAATGCCGAAATGGAAAATAAAGAGAAAGAGATTGAAAGAGTTGCCCGTGAAACTCTTAGTCAATTAAAAATGATAAATGGATGGAAAGAAATGTTTCAAAATTGTCAATGGCATTATGAGAAATACCCCGATAAGTTTTTTGACTGGTGTGATGTTGAGTATACTAATAACAGTATAAAATTTATTAAAGGCTATCATGATGATGGTGATTACATAGTAATTGAAATAGACCTTAACAAACCGCTTGATGAACAAGTCTCTGATGCCATAACAAGAAATAAGCAGTTAGCAGAACAAGAAAAGAAAGAACTTGAAAAAAAGGAGCTTTCTGAGTTAAAACGTTTAAAGGATAAGTACGAGTAATACCATGAAAATATATAAAACTAAAAGTGGTGGTTTTTGGTTTGCACAAACAAAGGAAAACGGTTGGTTCTGTTTCAGTTCTACACCACCTGATATAAACACATTGAATTTATACCCCGGTATGTTTGGTAATGAGGAAGAACAAACTGCTTGGAATGAAGGTGTTGATATACCAAAGGATGTAGAAGTTAATGTCTTTAATAAATTTGCAAAGAAAAAGTACAACTATACTGATGTTTGTGAATTTATCAAAACATATTATCCTAATACGACACAAGAAGAGTTGGATAAGGAATATGACCATTATCCTGAGTTAATTGAATTGACAAATCAGTTTATACAGGAATACAACGGCTTTATAAATGAGTTTTTCTATCGTCAAATATACCAAGATGTAAGACTTCATATGAGAGAATGGGATAATGACATCGAACGTGTTAAGAAATACGTAATAGAGCATGATATACCAAGTATTATGTCGTTTGATGATACAATGGTAGACGTTTTTGATGAATGCCATCCTACTAAACATTTCTTATTGCATGAATTTTATAATCATTGGGGTAAAAAACTTGATAACCTAATTGATAAGGCGATTGAACTATATCCCGATAATAAGGATTATGATAAAGCATATTATTTTGTAAAAGATAAACTTTGATAGAATGAGACATTACGACACAATAAACCGTATACAAGATGACGGTACGTTATTAGGTGAAGAGGTTGCAGCCTATAACAAGTTAGACGGGCAGAACATTTGTATAAAGTATTCACCAAAGACAAAGAAATTCGACCAATTCGGTTCAAGAAAACGTGTCTTTGATGAGACCGATGAACAGTTTGGCGATGCTGTTAAATGGTTCAAGAACTCTTGTTACCCACAATTGCTATCTCAGATTGTAACTGATAACTCAAAGAAGAAAGGACTATTTACAGGCGTTGATGAAGTGACGTTCTATTTTGAATGGTATGGTGAAAATTCATTTGCGGGTGTTCATGTACCAGGAGATGAATTGAAACTTGCATTAATTGATGTCTTTATCAAGAAGAAAGGCTTTATTGAATTAAAACCGTTACAGGAACTATTCTATTCTCATAAGGAGATTATTCAACCTGAATTAATATATAGAGGTAAACTGACAAAGGATTTCATCAAATCAATACAAGATAATGATTGGACGCAACCTGACTGTAAATATCCAAATGTAAAAGAAGGAGTTGTATGTAGAAGAACAACGCTTATGAAAGGTCAGAGATTACCAAAAGTAAAGTTTAAGACTAAATGGTGGATGGATAAACTGCATGAAAAGTATACACCTGAAGAATGCAAATTATTAGAATGATAAAGGTTTTAGTATTTTTAACAAAAAATATTTGGTGGAGTGGAAATAAAGTATTAAATTTGCATCAAAATTAGAAATTAAAAGAATTAAGAAAATGGAAAAAAACGTATTTACTAAAAGTGAAGCATTCAATAGTGAATATAGTGCCGCTATTGTACGTGTTGGTGAACTTACCCCAATTGAGGGTTCTGATTTCCTTGCTAAAACAGATGTGTTTGGTACACAGATTGTGGTACGTAAAGACCAAGTAAAGGAAGGCGACATTATGATATATGCCGCTAATGAGACGCAACTTAATGAGAAATTCCTTTCCGTTAATAACCTTTATGAGATTAGTTGCCGTGAGAAGAATGCCAATAAGGAAGAAGTTGATGAAATCTATAAGCCTTATGAACCAATCAAGGCAAAGGCTGATGCTATCCGTAATGAGGCAAAGAACGTAAAGGCTTCAATGGATAATCTCACCAAGAAGGCTGCTAAGATTAACAAACAGATTAAGAAGATGACAAAAGACCTTGAGTCTCTTGATAGTTCATCTGAAGAGTACGGTATCAAGAAGGCTGAAATTGATACTTTGCAGAAGCAGGCTGACGATTATACAGCACGTGCAATCGCAAAGACCACAACCTATACCAACTTGAAGAAAGAAGTAGAGGATATTGTTAAGTCTGGTGCTGACATTATTGCAGAGGTTAAGAAACATTGTGGCTTCTTCAACAAGTATGGCCGCGTTCGTTGTCTTACTCTTAGAAATACCCCTTCATTTGGTGTTTTGTTTGCACCAGAGGATTTGATTAAATATGACTCATCTATTACGATGGAAGATATTGAAGCATACGTTGGCCAAGAGTTCGACACTGTAAACGGTGATTTGTTCGTTAAGGTATATATTCCACCTATGCCGGCGGAAACTCAGAAGAAGAGTAATAAGAATAAGGCACAGAAAACAATTAAGAGATTTGACCGCATGATTGATGGCGAATTCTTCTTCCACTACAGCACAAGCCAGTTGAATAAAGATATTCAGTATTTCAAACCGGATGATATTGTAGATATTAGTGTTAAACTACACGGAACAAGTTGTATCATTGGCAAACTTCATGTAAATCAACCAATTAAACTTCCGTTCTTCAAGAGAACGTTTAACAAGTTTGTTGATTTCACACATCTGTTCAAATCACTTAGAATTACTGATAGTGAGGTCGTATATGGCCCTGTATATGCTTCACGTAAGGTAATTAAGAATAAATACATCAATCAAGATGTAACTGGTGGTTACTATAATGCTGACTTGTGGACTGAGTATGGTGATATTATCTATCCATATCTTGATGAAGGTATGACAGTATATGGTGAAATCTGTGGCTATCTTACTGGTGAACAATCAATGATTCAGAAGGCTTACGATTATGGATGCCCTGAAGGTGAGAATATTGTCATGTTCTATCGTATTACAACTACTAATGAAGATGGAACTAAGAAAGAGTGGGAGGTATCTGAGGTTCTTGATTGGACTAACAAGTTAATTGAAAGGATGAAAGCAGAAGGTAATGATAATTGGAAGCGTATCCACCCAATCGATATACTTTATCACGGTACTCTTGAAGAACTTTATCCCGATTTGGACACTGAGAACCATTGGCATGAGGCTTTGTTGGAACGTATGAAGAACGATAAGGAACATTTTGGCATGGAGGAACCGGAACCACTCTGTAAGAACTTCCCGGATTCACCAAGAGAAGGATTTGTTCTTCGTAAAGCCGGTGATACTGTACTTCGTGCTGAGAAATTAAAGAGTGTAAGTTTTACACTTAAAGAAGCCCTTGTCTATGATTCCGGAGCTGTTGATATTGAGGCTGCTGAGGGTTATGGTGATACAACTGATGAGGCATAACTTTTAAAGTTATTTATAGAAGATGGGAATTTTTTTATAAAGTTCCCATTTTTTATTTGTTATATGAATTAAAAATAGTATATTTACGAAAAATATAATATTATATGAATAAAAAATTAAATGAAATGTTTTCCTTATCATTACGAATGGGGAAACACATGACTAAAAATGAAGCAGATAGATTAACAGAAGCAATTTCTGATGATGCCGTTATCTTCAATATCGATAGTTTTTCTTCTGATTTAATGGAAAATATTAATAGGGACTATCGTGATTTTGGTCAAAATTATGTATATGGAAACCCATTAATTAAAGAAGGAAAACAATACATTAAAGAAACTTATGGTCAAATATTTGATGCTGACGATGTTATTAAACACTTGCGTGGTACTTATCATTTTGCTGATGAACAGTTTTATAAGGTCGAGGCATTTAATGGTATCGCAATATATTTGTTAATTGCTGATATTGGTGAAAACCATGACCTTATTGTTAATGACATGTCTAAAATGGGTTATTTCTTATCTGTCGAGAAACCACTTGAAAAGGATGGTCATACTTTATTACAGATGCGATTTGAACCGATTACGCAAAAAGATGAGACGGAAACAATCAAGAAAGAAAACAAATACTTTTATCACTTCACCCCATCTGAAAATATTCCAAGTATCATGACAACCGGTTTAATACCAAGAAACGATAATATGTTCTTTAGTTATCCACCACGAATATATCTTGTTAAAAGTAATGTAACAATGAATGACTTGTATGATTTGGGAGAAGACTTATCATTGAAAAATCTTAAAGATGATATAAAAGGAAAATATACTTTGCTTGGTATACATACAGACCGTTTACCGGATACTGTGCATCTATTTTATGACCCAAACTATGAACATGGTGTATTCACTACAGATACTATACCTAATAATTGCATCCAAGTAGGACAAGAATACCAATTCAGATATAATCATTGAGGTTAAATATTGTTAATCACTTGGTTATTTCAAATTTTTGTAGTATCTTTGCAGAAAATAAGTATATATGCCGAAATTCAAGAATAACTTAATAATAAATGTTTACAACGAGGATGCATCCTATGTGAGATATGTATTACGTGAACTTGGCTATGTGTCTGAATACGTAACAGAAACGGAATACATAAATGGTGGTCTTGTGACTGAAAAAACAGGTGTATACTACACAATGTTTGGTAGAGGAACTAATACAAACAGTCCTGACTACATTAATTGTGGAAATAACATTGAACTGTTCCTTTCGCTTGCATCTATGAGGGATGACACTGATATATATCAGTTATTCGTATCTGACACTGACTGTTCTTGGGCAAATCTCGGTATGTGGAGAAATAAGGGTGATTTTGAATTTTGCCTTGTTGATGACTATAGAATGGGAGAATCTAAGTTCAGCAATTCAATACCGCCCGCACATAAGGCATCCGTCGATGAGATTAAGAACTATCTGTTATTGAATCCTGAGTATAAACCTTATAAGTCATGGTATGAGAAAACATCAGTTGATGCAATATTAAGGAAAATGAATGATTTGGCTAATAAGATAATCAAGTCAGACGTATATTCAATAATTGCAAACAAGGAAATGTATGAGTGTCTTAAAAAAGAAAGTATTAGTAATTTATACAACGAAAGAACTTTCTTCGTGATGTTTAGACAGACATCAATTAACGTAACACTTGATGAATTTATACCGTATAAAATGGTTTTAATGAAGAACGGAAAGCCGTTAATATTTGTAAACAATGATGGGACAATTAGCAAAGTTGAAGAAAATAATTAAATCATGCTTTAATAAAGCAGAAACGGTAGAAACGGACGAAACACCGATGGATATTAAAATGACTGACTCAATAAATACAGATGAACTTTTCAATGAGTTAATGGAACATGTAATTACAATGTTCTATTACGGTTCAAAGGTATATGGTACAATGACTGATAAATCAGATGTCGACATTGTTGCCATTGTCGATGATGAGATTGATTTGTCCGGTTATGTTAATGGTATTGCAGAATTTAAAAAGGATAACAATGACTATCAGTTTATTAATGAGTCAACGTTCATCAATATGGTTATGGAACATCACATCATAGCCCTTGAAATGTTTTGGCTTCCTTCTGACCTCATAATCAAGGGTGATGTAAAGAGATATGAGCCTTACTTCAAACTTGATAAGTGGAAGTTAAGACAAGTGGTATCCAGTATAGCGAGTAATGCATTTGCAAAGGCACACAAGAAAATGACCATTGAAAAGGATTACGACCTATATAGGGGACAGAAATCGTTATTCCATTCAATACGTGTAATGGTTTTCGGTATACAGATTGCCAAATTTGGTAAGATAGTTGATTATCAAGCGGCAAATCAATATTGGACTATGATTTATGCAATGAAAGACAGTCCTTGGGAAGTGTATAAACAGACATTCAAGCCAATTATAAACCAAATTAGAAGTGAATTGGTTGTGTTATGCCCTAAACCTGAAGAGTTTTATAAAAATCAAAATTAAAAATGAAACTTAATAACAACACATATAATATTGAGTCTTTTGATTATGAGGCACATCAAATCTATCTGTGTGATGAAATAGATGATAAGATGGTAAAAGACCTGACAAAAAAACTTAATGACATCGTAATGGATGACAGAATAACAATCAAACGAAATATTGATATTTTGAATGAAACGATGTTGTTTGTAGATAATCAAAAATTTGAATTTAATTTACCGCCTATTAATATATATCTTTCATCTTTTGGTGGATGGTGTTATGCCGGTATCGGTTTGTATGACCATATTCGTGAAATAGGAAAAGAATATAATACTACTATCATATGTTCCGGTTATGTAATGTCTATGGGTACTATACTTTTGCAAGCGGCAAATAAACGTATAGCGAGAAAAAATACCACATTTATGGTGCATGATATGGCTGATTATATTGGTTTTAAAAAATTAGCCGACATAAAAGATAAGGTAGAAGAAGTTGAACGTTTAGGGAAGGTTATGGATGACATTCTTGTTTCAAAAACAAAATTCACAAAAGATAAACTTGATAAAATATATAAAGAAAAGAAGGATTTTTATTTTGATGCTGAAACGGCATTAGAATATGATTTGATAGATGAAATAATAAATTAAATTTTAATTGAAAATGAGTGATAATTTCGGTAAAATTCTTTTGGCAACTGTATGCGGAACTGGTATTGCATTATGGCTTTCAATCAGTTTTAAAGCCGCTTTGCTTGCAATGTCATTATTCTGTCTTTTGATGTGGTTTAACATTACATTGACCACTTTGGGTAATGCAATGATTGGCCGTGATGTCGACGTGAATTATGACATCTTTTGGAAGATATTCTTTATAATACTCGCATCTGCCGGATTTGGTATATACTTTAATATTTGAGTATTATAAGAAAAATTGTAAAAAATTAATTAATATGGCAAAAGTTTATTTCATTGTTTATAATATTTATTACCAAATAACGTAGGCTAAAACAAAGAAATAATGAATACAAATGAATTTATAGAAAAATCTAGAAAGGTACATGGAGATAAATATGATTATTCGAAAGCAGAATATATTAATAGTAAGACAAAAGTATGTATAATTTGTCCTGAACATGGCGAATTTTGGCAAATGCCTTATAAGCATTTACAAGGTAATGGGTGTTCTAAATGTAGCAAAAAATATAATTACACAACAGAAGAATGGATAGAAGAAGCAAGAAAAAAACATTTAAATGATAAATATGATTACTCAAAAGTACAATATATCAATAATCATACAAAAGTGTGTATTATTTGTCCAAAACACGGTGAATTTAATATAAGACCTATTGATTTTTTGAATGGACAAAATTGTCCTAAATGCACGCATAGAAGTTATTCGTATATTACTGAAGAATTTATTGAAAAGGCACGTAAGATTCATGGTGACAAATATGATTATTCTAAGTCTGAATATATAAATAATCATACAAAAGTATGCATAATTTGTCCTGAACATGGCGAATTTTGGCAAATACCAAATTCTCATCTAAATGGAAACGGCTGCAATAAATGTGCTATTGAAAAAAGAGGAAGACAAAAGAGGACAAAAGTAAAAGATTTTATTAATAGGGCAAAAATCATTCATAATGATAAATATGACTATTCAAAAGTTGAATATGTAAATACAGATACCAAAGTGTGTATTGTATGCCATAAGAAAGATAAAGAAGGCAATGAACATGGCGAATTTTGGCAGACACCCCATGCCCATCTTTGTGGACAAGGTTGCCCATACTGTAAACAAAGTACAATGGAAGAATGTGTAAGTGTTATATTAGACAATAAAAACATAAAATATGAGCGACAAAAAACTTTTTTATGGTTAAAAAATAAAAACAAACTAAGGTTAGATTTTTATTTACCTGATTATAATATAGCAATTGAATGTCAAGGTAGACAACATTTTGAAATCGTAGAAAGTTTTGGAGGTGTTGAAGGCTTTAAATATATACAAAATAATGATAAAATTAAAAAGAATTTATGTAAACAGAACAATGTTCAATTATACTATATGACATATAAAGAAGATATTAATGAAAAAATGACTCAAATTTTAAAATCTATTAAAAATGTGCAAAGTTAATTTTAGAAATGAAGATTGTTTAGAAACAATTAAAAAAATTAAAGAAAAGAATAAGAAGATTGACCTTGTATTAACCTCACCGCCTTATAATAAAAGTAGACATTCAAGTTCTAATAAGAAAATGAAACAAATGGAAACTTATAATGCAATGTATGATGGTTATGATGATGCAATGGATAATGAAGAATATTGTCAATGGCAATGTAAAATACTCAATGAAATTGATAATATATTAATTGAAAATGGTGTGATATTATATAATATCAGTTATAGTAATGAAAATCCCGATTGCATGTGGGAACTTATTGAAAATATTAGGCACAAAACAAATTTTATGATTGCCGACCATATTATATGGATAAAAAAATCTGCCCTCCCGCAGAATGTCAGCCATAACAAATTAACAAGGCTGACTGAAAATATCTTTGTCTTATGCCGTAAAAGTGAATATAAAACATATAATGCTAATAAAAAAGTAACCAAACAAAATAGTAAAGGGCAAAAATATTATGAAAACATATACAATATTATAAAAGCACCAAACAATGATGGAAGTTGTAGTTTGAATAAAGCCACATATTCAAGTGATTTGTGTTTGCAGTTACTTAATATATATGCAACTGAGAATAGTATAGTATTTGACCCATTCATGGGAACGGGTACAACTGGTATTGCATGTGAGAAATTCTGCCAAGCAGATACAATGATATGCATTGGTTGCGAATTGTCAGCAGACCAAGTGAAATTCTCTAAGGACAGACTTGCCAAGGTAAGGGAAGATATTGCTAACGGTAAGGATAAAGATGTAAAGAAACGTAAGAAAATAATTTAAAAATATAATAAGTAATGAGAAAGTATAAGGAAAACCAACTGAACAGATTTACAGACCAAACGTATACTTTTTTTAAGCATATGCTTGACATGCCGATAACGTCTAAAATACTTAGGCTTGCTGCCGACATCAATGAAGCAACTAACAATGAAATCGCAATGGCACTCATCTTATCAAACAAATGTATGTTATTTGGAGAAGAATTGCAACATTTTGATGGAACATGGGGCGACACCGCAAATGCGGAAAGTAATTTGTTAAAGAATAGATATGACGATAACATCAGTATGAGAAAAGAAGAATAGATGACTTTTACCGTATGTTTCTAAAGTATAAACAATCAATTAACATCAAATAAAAAATATGAAAAAGAATTATGAATATAAACAGATTGGAATCAGAAGCAATTATAAAAACGATTATGACATTCTTAAAGGTAAAGTCGTAGATAAAATTTCTCTCGCTAATGATAGAAACAATTACGACATGAATGAACTGATTATCACCTTTACTGATAAGACATATGTAGCGTTTGAAATTGATGATGATTCAGATGACCATGAATCTGAACGCAGACCTATATTGACAAATTCATGTGTGATTAACCCCAAATGCTATAATAGTGGTAATTTCGACTGTCATATTAGCGTAGTGGATGGTGAACTTAGATTTGACCCATTGATTGAAAACCGCATAAAACTTGGCTTGTGGGAACTGACAATGGAGGAAGCACAAAAACTTATTGAGGATGATAATCGTCGACATGAGGAATATGAATATAAGCAATATATTCGTTTACGAGAGAAATTTAAAAACAGAGAGAAAGAATTTGAAAACATAGCATGAAGCAACCAACTATAACACTTGATATATATAAATCCGGACCGGATTCTACGTGGAAACTTACAGAAAAAGGTAAATATTTAGCAAACCTTTTGGATAATGAAGGATTGCCATTTGAAGAAGCCGTAGAACGAACTGAAAAAGAATTTAAATCATAAAAATGGCACAAGCAACAATTATTTTAGAATTATTCAAGTCAGGCATACACCTAACATGTGGAGATACCGGACATGATGAGTTTATTCCACATGGTGACGGAAATAAGTTGGTTGATTTAATCAATGAAATCGAACTTGACACTGACCCGGATGCTACATTTACCCTAACAGACAAAGGAAAATATGTAGCGAAACTTATGGATGAAGACGGTTTATCATTTGAAGAAGCGCGTGAAAAAACTGACGAAGAATATAGTGAAAAATGATTATTATAGACCGCATCAATTTATTGAAGATAAGTAATAATAACCATTCAATACCCTTGGATGTCATTATAGAGCAAATGCGTAAATTCGTAGAGAAACATGATATAAAAGTAGAATTATTCCATGAATATAAATTCAATTAAAATAAATTAACTTTATTTTTTTGACATTATTATTTTTTTGTAGTATATTTGCACCGTATTTATATAAAATAATGCTTTATTAAGAACAAATAAGATGACATATATAGACCCGGCAATAACGATTGATAAGAACTGTATCAAGACAATGAATCAGATTGAGATGGAGGAGGAATTAAGGAAAAACGAAATTGAAAGACAGAAAGAATACGAGGAAGACCATAAAGATGATGATTTAAGGGAAGAAATAAATAAGGTCTCCGATGCACTTACTTCTGGTGAACTTAATATTGATTTCGTAGATACCAAAATATCATTTAAGAATGTCGATATATGCAGCAACATCATACCTTTGAGCGATAAACAGTTATTGGATATAACGGCAATGATATTGAAGGATAGGGCAAACGGCTACATTGTATATACGGAAGAAACAAATGACAGAATAATCACAGAGATAATTCCAATGAAATATATTCAGAGATTGGAATATACAATTACAGCCAATAGTAATGTTACAAGTACATTCAGTACTGATTTAGCATTCACTTTAAAGAAAGATGCACCTACCGATGCTGAATTTGTATATGGAGACCACATTATAGATTGTCCTCCAATTGATGAATATTCCAGACGTCGTTATCGTATACACATTATTGAACTTAAATGAAAATATGACAGAAATAAAGATTATGGATTGCCTTGATGCCAAGGAAGAAAGATTAAAGGCATTGGAAGTCCTTAAAGAAAAAATGCTTCTATTGGTGGATGATTACATTGAATATGCAACTTGTGACCATCCGGCACATATGAAAGAGTCAAGAAAAAAAGCAGATGAACTCTTCATGGAAATGGTATATAGAAGACAGGATTTTGAAGTCTTTATGTACGATTATCAAAAAGATTGGGATTTGAATTATCAAGACTACGGTTTGGATAAGGTATACGAAAGAAATTAGTAATTTTATGGGAAGAACGTTAAAAAGAGTGCCAATGGATTTTGATTGGCCTTGGCATAGAGTATGGAAAGGATATATTAATCCGTATAAAGGTGTAGATTGTCCGTATTGCTATGATAAAGATGAAAGATATAGTAATGGACTGACAAAGGAAGCAACGGAATATCAAAACCGTTGGTATGGTTTTAAATGTGATGAGAATTATATACCACATCCTTATAGAACAGGTTGTCATTATAATCCTAATGAAAAACCATATAATTTGGAACGTTGGGAATACGATTTCATTCTTTCTAAAGATGAACTCAAAAAAGACCTGTTTGAAAATGATGAACCTGTGCCTTATGAGGAAATTAAAGATTACATTCTAAAAAACCAACGCATAACATATAACAGGTTAGAATGGCAATTAACAGAGGAATATTGTAGGCGTAATGGTTATCAATTGTTTTGCCCTCATTGTGAAGGTGAAGGTGTTGTATGGCAGACACCGGAAATTAAGAAGCTTCATGATGAATACGAATGGATAGAACCGCCAACCGGTGATGGGTACCAACTTTGGGAAACAACATCCGAAGGTAGTCCCATAAGTCCTGTATTCTCGACATTTGAAGAATTGTGTGAATGGTGCGCCGATAATGCAAGTACTTTTGCAAGTTTCAAGGCAACTAAGGAAGAATGGATGAAAATGTTGGACGATGGTTTTGTCTATCATCAAGAAGGAAATGTAATAATGATTTAATAAATATTAATTAGTATGGATAAACATATTGATATTGGTGCAATTCTTGAAAATGCCCCAAAAGGTTTGAACTTATATTCACCGGCGTATGGTGATATTAAATTGGTTTCCGTTGACCCAATTGATAGAAATCGTAAGGCAACTCCAATGATTTGCTGTAAAAGCCGTTCAGGAAATGAGAAGAAATTCTTCAGAGACGGTACTATCTCGACACATGGTGAATGTATGCTATTTCCGTCTAAAGAATCTCTTAGTTGGGAAATGTGGCAAAGAAAATTATTTAAACCGGGTGATATTATTGTTAAAGACAATGATGACAAATATGGTCCTGCACAGACTTTACTTTTTTATAGACTTACTCCTTTGGTATACTTGGCTTCCGCTTATGATGAAAAAGGAAAAATAGATAACGAAGTGTATGTTAAGTATTATCGTTATGCAACACAGGAAGAGAAAAATGATTTCAATTGCCGATTGTTATATAACGGTTATGAATATGATAAAAATACAAATACCCTCGTACCAACCGGTATAGAAAAAATAGAACAAGCCAAGAAAATCGAAGAAGAATTAAATAAGTATAAATTAGAATATAAATTATTTAATGTTGAGTCACTTAAACCGTTTGATAAGGTATTGTATCTTGATTGGGATGGTTCACATGACTGCTGGAAACCAGGTATCGTAAGTATGGTCGTTAAAGATATTGTATATCTAATAGGTATGGATAGAGGTATAATGAAATGCATACCATTTGAAGGTAATGAACACCTTATAGGTGAAATAGTTAAAGCAAAGGATTTTTACATTAAAAATTAACAAAGTTTAAGATAAAATATTTGTTTTTATCGCGAATTTTTAGTAACTTTGCACTATAAAGATGAAAAAAGTATGGTGAAAACAATTTTATTAATGGGTTGGATGCATCTTATATGTGACTTTGTACTCCAGCCAATTTGTCTTTCTCAACTGAAATGTAAGTCATGGTGGGTAGAGGAATGTAAGAAAAACAATGTCGATTTCAAAAATTATCAAGGTGACTATATCAGTGCCTTATTGATGCATGGTTTCACATGGTCAATTATGATATTGATTCCGCCAATGTTCTTGATGGATGTTCCTAATTGGCTACTTATCAAATTCTTCATTATTAATGCAGGTGTTCATGCATATGTGGATGACCTCAAGGCAAACAGATTTAAGATTAACCTTTGGACAGACCAACTTATCCACATTATTCAGATTTTGATAACATTCTACATTATAGTATTTAACCCAACATTATTAGGTCAAAATTAGTCATGAAAGAAGAAAGGAAATCAATTAATTTCAGTTCGATTAAGAAACTTGAAGTATTCGACAAAAAACTAAACGAGTGGAATTTCTCATTAGTCCATAAAAAAGGCGAGGTTTACTATAGTGGCTGGTTTAAGAAGAAATACTATGAGGATGACATCTATATGGGTGATGATTTCGTAATAACATTCACGGCCAAGGAATTAATCGAAAAAGGAAACATCATTGAGGATGGAAAGGTGTTCCATGCGCCAAGAGTGCTCATTCACTACATCGATGGCGAGTATGATGTAGAATATTTTGGCACATATGAAGAGGCAGTGAAATATTATGAGAAATTATGTGATAAATTTGTGTTAATAGAAATAAAGAATAATGATTAAAAGATTTATACCCGATGTGATATAAATGAGCCAAAAATTCAAGGAATTATATCAGAACTGGTATAATAAGAACTCAGTCTTAGTGTATTGCACATTAAGTATTGTGAATTATGGTTAAAAATATTAAACAATTATGGAAAAGAAGATGGATTCAACGGAAAAGTCTCTCAAACAGAGAATGACTGAATTAAGAGCAAAAACCGATTTAAGACTACCGTTAAAAGGGTATACAATGATAGCAATTGACGGCCATTGCTTCTCGCGCCTTATCAAGAACAAGTATGAAAAACCGTTTGATGATAAGTTCATCAATATAATGAATGAGGTTGCAAAATATGTTTGCCGATATGTAGAAGGTTGTAAATTCGCATATGTACAGAGTGATGAAATAACGTTTGTCTTGACTGATTTTGACAATGAGACAACTTGTTCGTTTTTCGGTAACAGACTTACCAAGATTCTGTCTATTGTGCCTTCTATGGCAACGGCAAAATTCAATCAATTGGTAATTGCAGACCTTTGTGATACACCTTGTTCAAATGCTGATTTGAAACAGATGATTCTTGACCTTAAACTTGCTGAATTTGATTGCAAGGCGTGGTCAGTCGATAATTTCAATGATGTATATAGTTATTATCTGTGGAGACAAATAGATTGTATTCGTAATTCAAAGCAACAGACAGCACAGACATGGCTTTCGCATAAGCAGTTGGAAGGACTTGATAGCGATGAACAAATTAAATTGCTTCTTGACGAAAAGGGTATCGATTGGAATACCTATGATGACGGTAAGAAGTACGGAAGATTTGTCTATAGGGAAAAAGAGCATTATTTCAATGAAAAACTTAACACTGAGTATGATAGAACCGTATGGAATATTCACCCCGCATTCCCAATTATGGGTAAGGAAGGTAAAGAGAGATTCTTAGCGTTGGATAAAATCCTTGACATCGATGCTGTACGACCAGATGAGGCGGTACCGGCAGAACTCGAAGATATTTTCAAGAAATATGTCGATAAAAAGTATCCCATCAGACGTTCAAGTTCATTGGTAAATGATTTATGGTTCGATAGTCTCGATACTGTCGGCTTAATGATGGATTTGGAAAACAAGTACGGTATTAAGTTTGACGAAAAGGAAAACATTACATTAATTACCGTTGAAGATGTTATTAAGCAACTTAAAAAGCACGGTATAAAATTATGAATATTGATTTTAACAGACCGCAAGAAACACTTGCCAAGTTATTAACAGAAAAGAAGTTGACAATTGCTACGGCAGAGAGTTGTACCGCCGGTGGAATTGCCAATAGGATTTCATCAGTACCTGGTGCATCAAAATATTTAGTCGGTGGCGTTATCACATATGCGACGGAAGCAAAAGAAAAACTTCTTGGCGTGAAGCATTCAACAATTGAAGATTTTAATGTTGTTAGTGCAAACGTTGCGTTGGAAATGGCAACCGGTGCTATGAAATTGTTCGATACAGATGTTTCCATTGGAATTACTGGACTTGCAGGACCTGATGCTGTAGATGGTATCGAACCCGGTACTATCTATATAGCAATTGCACTTAAAACTGACAAAAAACTGAAATTACCTGATGTGGTTAAAATAATGAACTGTAATTTCAATTCAGATAATCGTGATGAAAACATCACTAGTGCAATATATAACGCTGTATTGCTTACTGCAATTGAGGTAAATAATAATTTTCCAACACTATGATAAATATACAGGATACTAAGGGCCATAGATACCAAATTAATGAAAACCACAGTCTTGGAAGCGGTGGCGAGGGTACAATTTATCCAATCTCCGGTTCAAATGGTAGTGGACTTGTAGCAAAACTCTATTTTAAGGCTTCTGACGCACTTTCTCAGACAAAGATTGATGAGTTATCACCCCTTGATGGAAATCTCTTTGTAAAGCCTCAAATTGCGGTCAGTGGGGATTATAATGGTTATATTATGGAAGAACTTAATCTTTCTGACTATTATCCAATATATTCCCTATATTCTCCTATGTTTGCAAACAAAAGAGGTCTTCCAAGTGACTATAAGAGGAAACTTGCAGAAAAACTAATCATAGGTGTTAAGAATGCACATGACAATGGTATTGTAATAGGAGACCTTAACCCATTCAATATCATGGTCAATGACCGTCTTGACCTTAAATTCATTGATGTAGACTCTTATCAGACAAAATCCTATAAGCATAATGACAAACTTTTGGAAGAGGTACGTGACTTCTATTTCAATGGAACTGTAAGTGAAAACTCAGATTATTTTGCATTATCCGTGATGATATTCAACCTATTCACCGGTATGCACCCATATAAGGGTATTCATAACGTATATCGTGATAAGTTGAAAGATAGGGAGATAAACAATATTTCACTTCTTAATGAAAAGGAAATTGGCAATATTAAGGTGCCTAAGTTCTATACCCCCATATCCGATACTGCACTGAAGGACATGTTCTATGAGATATATCAACTCAATAAGCGTTTCCTTATAGACATGAACGGCAAACACGTCGATACCGTTAAATTCGATGCAATTGTCATGTCTAATGAACTTCTTATCAAGGAACTGTTCAGTGGAAATGTCAAAAACGTTATTTCATCGAACAGATATATCGCTGTTATTACAGATACAGAGAAACGTCTTTATTCAGCAGATGGTAAAGGTATTATCATGAATTACGGTGTCGTGGATAAGTCTGAAAACCTCATACTGACTGATAAGAACATATATTCTCTCAGATATGGGCATCTAAGACATTATAACACTTCAAGCAAGCAGTTCGAGGAAATAACCTCATTGCAACTTACAAACGTCCATTGTGCCAAGCAATATGAGAATATCCTTATTGTAATTACAAAGGATGATAAGATGTATACTGTCTATCTTGACGAGATATACGCTAATAACGTGAAATATACCGTAACTAACGTATATCACAAGTCATTTATTAAAATCAATGGCTTACATGAGGTACTTGGTAAAAATTCGGTTATTTTCTATAATTCAAACAATAAGTTATCTTCATATATTATAAATGAGAAAATTGTTGATGTAATACAGAACCAAAATACCGGTATATATACCGTAAACAATAAAAATAAGGTTAAACACTACCTATTTACTATCAACAAGTACGGAGATATGAAAACTAAGGAAATTGACGATGTTTACCCATATTCATCCAATGACAGATTCATCATACTATATAATGACGATAAACTTCATTTCTTGGATAAGGAAACACTTAATGAGGTAGTATCTTTCGAAACAACCGGATTGGATAACTATAACATATCATTCACAAATGGTGGTATTATAGTATATAATCACAGTAAAGTTAGTGTTTTAAATACAAAATAAACAAATTTTAACAGTTTTATATTTCATACTTTAAAGAAATTGTAGTATATTTGCAACAGAGTTAAAAAAATATGTAAAATTTAATTAAATTTAAACAAAAATGAGAAAATTATTTCTATCAGGCCGTTTGGCCGCAAATGCAGAGCAGAAAGTAACAAAGAATGGTACACCGTTTATTGAATTCCGTGTAGGTAATAACGAATATACCGGTAGTGCTGAGAACAACGGACGTGAGACATATTGGTTCCGTGTAACTTCATTTAATCCAAATCATGCAAAACTTGCCCAATATCTGACAAAGGGTAAGTCCATTGAGGTAATTGGTGACTTGAAAGCAAGTCCGTATATCAGTACACAGACCAATAAGCCCGAAGCAGGACTTGAGGTAACTGCCAATGATATTATGTTTGACAATAATTTCGGTAATCCGCAGAATGCCGAGGGCACTGCCAACAACAACACCACAACGACAACAGCACCACAAGCACCGCAGGCCGCTGCAAACACAACACAAACAGCAAAGAAGACAACGCCACGTAATCCGACAACAACACCGATTACGGCAAAGACAGCCGCGCCTGCACCTGCTGCACCGCCAACGGACGGCAATGACGATACGGATGATTTGCCATTCTAAAAAAAAAGTTAAAAATTGAACGAGATTTCTTTGGAAGTCTCGTTTTTTTGTAGTATATTTGCAATATGAGAAGTATTTTAAAAATTGATAATATCTTAGAACGTATCAAACGTAATCCGGAACCAATTGAGGTTACAGAGGGTAGAAATAAGATTATAGAAAGTTTTAAGGACATCGAGTTTATTGAAGATGGTCATAAATATTTTTTGCCCAAACCAGATGGAACTAAAAAAGAACTCACATCTGTTACTACCATCATAGAACAGAAATTCGTGCCTTATGTCGATTGGGATGAAAAAGCAGAACTTAAAGCACTTAAATTAGGTATACCTGCCGAAGAACTTAAAGAAGAGTGGCTATATACCAATCATCTTGCTACGACAAGTGGTTCAATTCACCATGAGTACGCCGAAATGCTTGGTCATCTTTGCCAAGGACACCCAGAAGAGATTAATGACCGTTTTAAAATGCAATATGAGTGTGGCTATCTCTTCCCCGCTTGTCCTAAACAAGAAGCAGCACTGAAATTTCATGAAGATTTGTTCGCAATAGACAGTATATACCCAGTATTGGAAGAAGCAAGAGTATATAATGAAGAACTTGGCTATAGTGGGACATTCGATAAATTAATCTATTTTAAACACCCCACTGATGATAAAAAAAGTGGTTTCATCATAGTAGACTATAAGACAAATGCTTCATTAACAAATAGTTATGCACGTGAGAACGAACAACGTATGTTACCTCCATTCAATAATATGATAGATGAAGCATATAATCACTATATTTGCCAATTATCAGCATATCAGATACCAATGGAAGATATAGGTTTAAAAGTGATTGCACGTAGGCTTATATGGCTTAAACCTGACGGTACATATGAGAAATATAATCTGCCTGACGTTACGGATAAACTAAGAAAAGCGTTAAAAACTAATTAATATAAAAAATGGATAACAATAGAGATTATAGAATTGAGATTTTGCCTTATGCATTACCTGAGAATAATGGTAAGGTATGCGAAGTCGGTATTGAAAAGATGTCAATCACATACATTCAGCAAGACGATACAAATCACGGTGGAAAAGATGATGTACAGACAATCACTATTGAGACAGAGGACGCAATATGCACACGTGAAGAGGCTTTAAACAAGCAAGGGTACTATCTTGTCATAAAGACGGACAGATGGGCAGTAGATGAGCCTGAAGACCTTACAATGCTTATAAATGACTTCAAGGACAGACTATATTGTAACCTTCAGAAGTTAAAGGAAAATGAATACGTGGATGAAATGGAACGGAAATACCGTGACAAAATGACAATCACAGACGTTCCGCAATATAACAGCGGAGTATTAAATACCGATAATCCACAAGATTTCAAAGCAGAAGGACGGCCACTTCATGAGGGTTATGTACAACCTGACCAAGTGCTGTGTTAGAAGCAATAAATTCGGAATTACCAAAAAAGGTGGCAATAATATAGCAGTTGACACAACTGATTTATAAATACAGTCAGAAATGGCTGCATTTTTTATGTATCTACTGATATTTATAGAAAGTAAATACGTATTTAAATATGAATAAGAAATTGATAAGATTGACAGAAGCAGATTTACATAGAATCGTTATGGAATCAGTACGTAGAGTGTTGAGAGAATCTGAAGACGAATTTAGTTATGATGATTCACAAGACTTGGGTAAAGGTAGACATAGACAAACTATTATATATAGAGGTAAAGAAATAGGCTATTTGCTTTATGTCGAGAAAAACTTGCTTGCTCCAGTTGAAGAAATTTATATCTTACCAGATGTAGAATACGGAATGCAACCAAGTGAGGGGGGTGGCTTACTTGACGGTAAAAAAGGATGGATAGATTTTAAAAGATTCAAAAACTATAATGAAGCATTCAGATATGCTTCACAAAACTTTGAAAAACTTGCATATTTGTTTGAATATGGAGACTATGATTAAACCGCAACCAAGCCTACTATAATCTCCGACCACTTACGAACAAGTCCAATGACCTTATCAAGCATATGGGCGAATCTCTCTGATTCGCTCATTTTTCTTGTGTTCCAACGATACTTTGTGTCAAAAAGGTAGTTCCGTTTTTTTTTATAACATACCAATTATTAAAAGAGTTATATTCAAAATAAATTGATTATATATTAAACCATTCATTGTATAATGATAACCAAATTTCCTTAATTTGTCCTTTAAATCCATATCTGTATACCTTATTATATATAATATATAGGAAAACGGTTCATTTTTATCAATAAAAAATGTTCATCAGTGCATTTTTAAGAATAACACCAATGAACGACGGGGAAAGGAGTTAATAACAATAATCAGAACGTAACGGCACTGACTGTTGCGCCACTTGCACTTGAACTTACGGAACTTGAGATGAAATTAACCATCTTACGCAATTCCTTTGCCGTTGTGCCAAGTTTTGCCATCATTTCGGGACGGATGCCCATATCGTCACGTGCCTTTTCAAAACCGGTTTCATCACCAAGGCCAAACATGATAATGGAGAAAGCGAATGAGTTCTGTTCATCCTTATAGATTTCCTTAATCTTCTCCTTTACTTTATTTGCGTCACCGCCACAATTCTCCAAACCATCAGTGATAAGGAATACAAGTGACTTGGACGAAAGACCGTTATTTTCCTGCTCTTCCTTATAGGCTACAGCATTTTCAAGACCTGAAAGCATTGCGGCATAAAGTGCCGTACAACCACCCGGCTGAACATTGAAATCCTTTACATCAGCGATAGGATGGAATGCAGACTTCACCTCTACATTACTGTCAAACTCAATAATCTGCATCATTACACGGTCTGCAACATGTGAACGCTGAAGTTCATGCAAGAAATCGTTAAGAACGTTATTGAGGTCATTTACATAATCGTAAATACTACCGCTACGGTCAATAATAAACGTCACATTAATAGTCTCTGAGGACTGAATTGCTGATGGGTCGAAATTAGCAAAATTCAAACCCATGCTTGACTGAAAATTAAACTCTTCCATATTCTATACTATCATTTAAAAAGTAACTTCCGTAGATTTCATCAACTTAGCACCGAGCGAAACAGCCTTCTGATACACCGGGTCAGTATTAATATCAAAGTTACCAATTGGTGACATACAGTCGGTAAGAATAACCATCTTCTTTACAAGGTCCGGTGCATAAGTGTTAAGGTCATCGAGAGTGAATTTTACACAGTGGCTTTGTGCCTCTCCACACAAGAATACACGGTCATATTTGTTAAGCGTATCAAGCAGATTCTGATTCAACTGTGTTTCAGGACAATTTGGAACAGGAACTTCACTCTTCAGCACTGAATAACTTTCAGTTAAAATGTTAGACCCCTTAAATTCCATACGATAAGGAATACATGTCTCAATAGACCAATCCACGATTGCATCAAACACGTCCTTATAGATACACCATCCCTCCCCAGAAACGAGGCAATGCATGGGCCATATCGTAAGTGTTTTTCCGTTAGCCTCAAGTTCTGTAAGATAACGAACAGCCCACTGAGGATTAACTGCTGTCTGATACTTGCCATCCTTTACATCTTGCAAAGTAATAGTAGTAAAAGGTGCAGGATGATTTCCATCCTTGTCCTTCCAGAAGATTGAATGGGCAATATGGTATGGGTAATGTGAATCAGCAGTCAACGTAATCTGTTGAATTTTTCGTTTGTTATTCACAATGAAATCATGTACACGCTGTGCATCATCCTCTGCGCCGGGTACACTAAGTGCTCCATTTAACAATACAAAATCATTTTGCATGTCAATAATCAAAAGTGCATTTGTCATAACTCTAATCTATTTTTAAAATTGTTAATTATTATTATTAAATCTTCTTCTCAAGTGTTACCTTATAACCGAGTGAAAGCAACTCATTCATAAGTTTCACGGTCTTAGTATCTACGCTATCAACCTTAGTTGTAACGGTCTTCTTAGCAGTCTTCTTCTTATTCACATTCTCAGTGGATGCAAACAAATCAAGTTGACGAAGTGAAGTTGCCTTGCGGTTCTCCTTATTATATATGGTACGGTTCTGAGCCTTGAAACCACTCTTAATCTCACTCTCAGCACGGCCAAAACTAATCTCATTCATCTTGTCAATCGCCCAATCACGGTCAACCACAACGTTCTTCAAATCACCGAGTATTTCCTTCTTAACCTTACCCAAATGGAAATTGGTAAAGTAATAAGCAGCAGGATGATAGATACCACTACGCAAATCTCTCTGCCATTCAAGACACATGGACATAAACCTGTTCAACCTGTCCTCAGTTGTTCCAATTACTTTTCTCATCGTTTATATGTTTTTAAAGTTTTACAGTGCAAAGATACTACATTTATTTGAATAAAACAAATATTTTATGTTAAAAAGACTAAAATTACGTTACTACAGCGTCTTTGCCTATTAGTATCATACCTCTTCTCCTTTCTGTGCTTTAAGTTCTTTTAATTTAGGATAATCAACAACCCAAGAACAAGCACCATCACAAAGAACAGTAGTACCCCGATATCTTGTGCATACATAAGGATTTCCTATTGGGTGTTCTCTCCACGGGCATACCTCAATTCTATCTTGAATTTCTTGCTGTGTCATACCTCTTTCCTTTCTTTATCTTCTGTAAATTGATTCATACTCTCTCCCTCCACACAGCATAACTTCGTCTGGCTTGTCACCAAACCAATAATTATCACACATATAGCCTGCTATTGCATCCATAATTGATGGTGCAGACATAGAAAAACATCCTCCGTGTGGCTTATCAAGTGTGTCTTCGTGGATAACACGTTTTGATTTTCTTAATTTTCGGCAATTCCAACAAGATGGGGTATATGCTATTCTGTATTTTCTATTTGACATGTTTCAAGTCTTTAAATCGGTTTAATACTTCTTGATAAACAATATCGCTCCAAAATCCATAGTATTTATGAACTTCTCTTGCAATCAGACATATTTTTTTAATATCCACCGACCTTAGTGCAAGGTCTTTCTCTGCTTGGTGATATCCTGCTATATATGCTGGTTTCTCTATACAGGCATCTCCAAACGAAGAGCCTTCACAGTACTTCCTTGCTAATTCTTCTGCTTTGCTCATAGTTCCGTTTCTTTTGGTAGTTTAATATCAAGCCATAAGACTACATCGGGGATATTCCACCCACCTTTGCCGTAAGTCATTGGCATGTAGTGCTCAATTTTACCTGTTGTAATACTCTTTCCATCCCATCCTTTATGGTCTGGTCTATGTGCAATTGCTATTCGCATAATTCCCGCATCATTGGGAAAGTCCTGTGTGAATACCACGACCTCACGTTCATACTCTGGCAAGTCATCACCATCGGCAGGCTTCCATAGATGTTCTTTCTGCCACTTAGCAGCCCTCACAGCAATCCTACTTAACTTTGCAAACGACACCTTTGGGAACTGCTTGGATAATTCGTTGATATAATCCCCTAAGTCCTCGCTTATAAGCTCTTCTTGCAAATTCTTTTCAATTTTGCAAGGATTATCAAGATTTAGCAGAACAGATGTATATGCCCAAATACGACCTTGATAAACCTTTATACATCCTGTAAGTATTTCACCTGTATTATCGGAAGGGTTTATTACTACAACATCTTCTGCCTTATTTGATTTTTCACTTGCATCATGCCAAATACTACTTACAGGCTCTTCTTGCAATGAGTCAATATACATTTCCAATGTGGTGCAAATTCTATCTGCATAGTTTACGGAAATATTATCACCATCCATAACTGGAAGTAGGTTGTGCATCCTTACAACCTCTTCCCGTATTTTCTGTACTTTGTCTGTCATATTATTTGCTTATTAAATCTGTAACTTTATTGTACGATTCTGCGTTTAAATTGTATTTCGTGCCATTTTTAAGGATAAGTATATAGTCCGTGTAACTAAAACCGCTTTCTATATGACAAGAGCTGATTTCGTCAACATTGACTATTATCTCACAACCTCTGCTTTGAGTGCGTAAACTAATAAACTGTGCCATATCTTTATTCTTTTAAAAAAACGGGTCATAAGGATGTGTAGGATAACCACATTCAGTCATTTTGTTACGCTTATATTCTGGAAGTGGATTCTTGACGTTGTGTTCCTTACACCATTGCAAATATTCCTCTCTTGTGTACATTTTATACCTCATACTTCTTCTCCTTTCTGTACTTTAAGTTTAATAATATTCAGGTACGTCATATTCTAAAAAATCCATTGCTTCTGTTGCATGCATATTATATTTATGCATATGTCTTTGAACATCGTTATTTGTATATCCATTTGCTTGTATTCGATTATATTTCTTAAAATGTTCATCATATTGTTTACATAGTCCTTTACTAAGATTATCATCAATAGTAAAGTTTTTTACATTTCTAATACACCATACAATATATGCAGGATTTTTCTCTATTACTTGGAGTATAGTTTTACCTTTATACTTACCAAAATTGAGAAGGTTTTTAATGCCATGTATATTTACTAATTCTTTTCTTGTCATAACATTTTAAGTTCATTTAATTTTTCAATTATATCCACGCAAGCATCAACTGGACTGTTATAATGCTCTGTTTTGTATAAACATATATCAGTGTTAAAGATATTATATCTAATCATATATGTTTCTCCATCTCTATTTAAGCCTTTATGCATACTAAATGCATATCTTTGGTTATTGATAATAAGATGAAATGGCAAAATACCAAGCAACGCTGCAAGGCTCCAAGCACAAATGCATTCATAATTATCATCAGGTGTACCCACTTCTATAATCCAATCTTCTTTGGGATAATGGTTGGCACACCAATAATACATATCCGCACTTTCAAGCGGAAGTATCTTAGAAAGAACTTGACTTTGTTCTAAGTCAGTATAACTTTTAATTGTTGCCATAGTTATTCATTCTCTGTTCTCCATAAAGTATTCTCCATTTTGTCTGAGTAGGAAAACTCTATGAGTTCTTTAATGTTATCAAACTTATATTTCTTTAAAAAATAGGGACTAATATTACCTTTATTGACCTCCTCTACTAAATTAAGTAAAGACTTATATGGAGTCAATAGATTTCTAAGATATGCTCCTAATGTCTCCGTTGCCATAATTATTGTTATTTTTTTGCAAATATACGGAAAATAATTTAAATAACCAAATTTTTTATAGAAAATTAACAATCGGTAATGCAGCCATTGCTGATTGCTCTTTTTTTAATTTATCTGATATTTATAGTAAACAATATATTAAAATAATAATGTCGTGGTTATTTGAATCAAACAGATGGAAACACCTCGTTGGAGGAATTCTCATAGGTGCCGGTGCTAATACCGTTTACTGTGCGGCATATGCCGGAATTGGCGTAGCATCAGCACTTGAATTTAAAGACAAACTATGGGGTGGACAATGGGATTGGATTGATTGGTCATTGACTGTCCTTGGAGTAGTTATCGGCTATGCGTCAAGATTTGGAATTTTAACGTTATTGTGATATTAACAAAACAAACAAGGTTAGGTCATTTTCCTGGTCTTGTTTTTCTCATTTCTCCAAATATTATTAATCCATTCATAATTATAAGATTTCACGTTCATGAAGTTTAATAATCATAGCCACGCAAGCATCCACAGGATTGCCATATTCACTTGTCATATTAGTTAAACTGTATTGACAGATATATCTTTCTTTTGGTTCATTTGCATAATATAGTTTTCTTACCATCGGCTCTTCTGCATCAATTTTAGGCAAAACACTAAGCAATGCCGTAAGTGACCAGCAAGGAATAATTTGATTACCGTAATCTTCTTGCATACTTTTTATTGTACTTCCTTGATTTGGAGATACTATAAATTCACCATCTAAAATAGTCCAAGTAGCATAATGCATATCCGCACTTTCAAGCGGAAGTATCTTAGCAAGAACCTTTGACTGAGGAAGGTCTGTATAACTTTTAATTATTGCCATAGTTATTTAAATTAAATTTTCAAGACAATACTTTATTGCGTCATCAACAGCTTCTTCATAGCTACTGAAAGTTTTATCACAATAATATTTAGGAAGAACCCCACCATCAACAGGAACACTTATATCATCTATTTCATATTTCCATCTGCCCCCATTAACCATATCTATAGGAATATGTAGTAGATGTTTTTCTCTCAACCACTTCATTGCCATTTGAAGAGTTGGAGCTTCTATAGCTTCATATCTTTGTTTAGGAGTAATTCTATCCCAATAATTAATAAAACTTACAATTTCATTATTTTCATAAAAATGTTCTCCTTCACCTTTGAATCCTTTTTCTTTCAGTAATTTTGCTATCTCAAAAGAAACATAATCTTCTTTAATTGCTGCCATAGTTATTTCTTTTCTAAGTTATACATCCCCTCTGGTGCTTCAAGTGCAAGACCTTTCCCTATGAGTCCTCTATAGTCAAAGTGATGAGCATTGAGCCAATCTGTCATCTCATAATTTGGAGCCCAATCATGTATGTACTCAAAGGGTGCAAATCCATAATAGCTACTAATCTTTTTTAATTCACTGTACTCTTCCTCAGTCATACTTGACATTGGACGGAGATATGGTTTTATAAGGATATTGTTATTACTTAAAAATTGAAGAACATAGGTATCAAAAATCCTTTCTGTTATTGTTGAATGTTTTCCAGTAGTATCTTGTATAAATACCTTTACTCCATAAGGCAACCTTGCACAAAGGTCTTTGAGTAATAGTTGTTTATCTTTTTGTTCCATAGTTATTTCTCCTTTAATTGTTCAATCAATTCTTTCAATTCCTGTTTACGCTTTGCCCATTTAATCGAATCACGTTCTTCACAGAAGCGACAATTTCCTTTGTGAGCAAGAAAGTCATACCCAATATATTCACAAGAATCTACTGTATAAGTTCTATAGAAATATGGTTTGTATGTTCCATCTGGTTGTTTTTCTTCGCACCCCGCCATCATCAATGCGGCTGCTAATAGGATAATCTTTTTCATAATTTCTTAACTTTTTCTATTTTTCTGCAAAATTACAGCAAAAAAACCAAAATAGCAAACTTTTTTAGTTAAAAAAATATAATCCCCATTAAAACAAACAATTTCGTCTAATGGGGATTTATTATAAATAATATTTCTTGTCTTATAATACACTTAATGTATAATTTTGTTTATAAAATTGAAGAATTCAATACTAATATTCCAAAAGCGAGGAGGCTAAAACCTCAAGAACGCCCTAACATAGAAGTAGCTGTTCTTAGCGTAGCCGTCCACGTTACCATTGTCCATAGCCACGAGCCAAGCGTAGCCGCTACTGTACTCTGAACTCGACCAATAGTATTGATATGTATCCAACTGAACACCAACATTACCATACTTAGTATTCAATGCACTTATCGTGTCATTCACTTGATACCTTATGCTTGGAAGATATGCCAACTCACCAGCAGCTGGAAGATACCAATCGCCAGCACTTGTGCCACTTGTCTTGAATTTCTTGCAAGCCGCTGCTGCAATGTACGTTGATGCTGAAGCATTCAGTATATTGGTGTTTCCAACACCGTCATAATCACTTAAAGAGCCAACGCTTATAACGTTGTGCTCAGTAGCAGTTAGGTCGGTGTATGGATATGTTATATTAGGTGTGTCAGCGTATGACAAGGCAGTAGAACTGCTATTGGCTTGGAACTGAAGATAACCTCTTTCATTACTTCCATCACAAGTAGTATAATTACTCAGAGAAGTGTCTGTTCCAATTCCACCCCACTGCATTGTCACATTATTTGTCGTTCCTGTTGTCTGCATCGTACCATCAGTATTTAGACAACCAAGTGACATAATACCATTCGTTTTATCTCCATAGCGGTTATGTGAAGCAGGAACAACTACGATACCGATTGGTGTCCAATCGGAAGCTGACGGCCAATTATTTTTTTCAAATATTTGTTTCTGTGTCGTATCGTTTTTGTTTACAAATAACACACTCATTGGCGGCATTGGATTACCTGGTTCTCTATATACGCCCCGGACGCAGAAGCCGTAGAAACGGTAGCTGTTGTACACGACACCATTGCTCCTGTCCACGCTGAGGTAGTGCCCGTTGACCGGGTCCGACGTGCTAAGGGACGAAGACCAAAAATAGCCGCTATAACCTCGGCCGCCGAGGCCACCACTGATGCCGAGGCCGGAAGCAGGAAAAACAACTTTCTTGGTACTATCAGTTTTCAGCGTGAATATACGCCATTTATTTGTACTGTCCCAAGTTTGATTACATGCATTGATAAGTTCAGTGTATTCTGCTTCTGTAGGCATCCTCCATCCCTTACCCATGTTGAATGTTGCCGCATCGTCACTTGATTCAAGTACGGTTTTATTATCCACAGTACCATATGATGAATTATTATTGTACTTAGTTAAGGTGTCATAACTACCATTACAATATTTGTAATCATTCCATTCAAAGTACTTTTTACCGTCTCCTGAGCCTACTTCTGAGGAAGCATAACCTTGAATATCGCCCCATTGGAAGTATTTTCCGTATTCACCGACTTTTGTTGCCCCGACATCAAATGTTGCCCATTTAACGGACAATCCCATGTCAACGTATTCATAAGTTATACCATCCGGTGACACACTGCCGGCACTAAATAACAAATTTCTTCTTCTCATTTTTATAAAAAAGTATATATAGTCACTAATAATTAGTGACTATTATACAAATTTTAATAAAATATATTAAAAAAAATAAAACTATATATACTATACTTTAAATGAGAAGAAGAGAATTGTTAATAAATGAAACTAAAAACGGTTTAACGTTGGAATATAATCAAAAAACGGTATCCGGTACAAGCGGTGGTTTTACTGTGAATATATATTATGGTGGAGAATTATTAAAAGATGACGGCGTTACCGTATCAAAAAGCGAAACATGGATATCATCCGCATCATATTATAAAAGTAACGGATATATTTCAATATCCTATCAAGAAAATACTGATATTGCCAATAGTAGGAGTGGCACTGTTACAATTACATATCAAGGTGAAACCGTAGAATTAGAACTTACGCAAAATGAAGGTAGTGTAAAACTTACTTTGCACGACGTAAATAATTATGGTGCTGTATCTTTGGCGGCATTTGTTAATCCAAACGAGAATGCCAAATATGTGAGCGTTAGTTATGGAACGGCATCTGATTATAATTGGACGTTTGGCAAAAACATAACATGGCTTACTTTTTCAAACCAGTCAGGTCGTTATCAATACATAAAAGCCACAGAAGATTTTTATAGTGGTTCATACAGAAGTGTTTCTGTACGGGCAACACATAAGACACTTAATAAAAGTGCTTATGTGTATATTGGTCAATATCCTGCAGATTCTGGATGGTATAATAATATTCTATGTTCAGATAAAAAAGTATATAGTATGACAGAAATACCATCTGGTGTAATACCGATTGGAATTAAATGTAGTGGCGACTATTATTATTCATTAAATACGATGTCTTATTATACGCCAGATACCGGTAATGCCGGCAATTCTTCAAGTAACTCTCCATGTTACGGTGGCGATGGCTATACTATTGGTGGAATGACAGGCAGTGATACACCGGAACAATTATCAGCAAAAATACTTGCAGTAGATAATTCAAATAGTACGGCATGGAAAACAGCAAGTAAAATAACTAACACAACTAATAGTCAATACATACATCCGGCGGCACAGTGCTGTTGGAGATATCATACAACAGGGACAAATCAAGGTGACTGGTGTCTGCCAACAGGTAGTATGGCAAGGATTATTTGCAATAGATATGATACCAGTTATGACGGTCCTCATTTAGCACTTGTTTCACTACATAATAAATGGGGTGTTAATACCACTAAATATTTTTATCCGGTTTTAGGGGGGGCGCGAAACAGATGCCACTAAATGCTATGGCGGACAATGGTCTGGTAGTACCGCACAAATAACCTCTACTCTATATAAAAAATCTTACTATAATGTCCGTGCTGTGATATATGCACCACAATCGGCATAATTTTATAAAAATAGTATAGTATTTCTTATAAGTGTTTTTGGATAAGTGAAATGTTATTAACAAAAATAAATGCGGTCAAGAAAAATGGCCGCATTTATTATATATAGGTATGAATAACGTCATGAATTGTGATTACTCTCCTGCTGGTTCACTTGGCACTTCCTCAACATTCTCAGTTTCAACCTCGAAGTTAAGTTTCTGCGGATAACCGCTTGTATAGTCGAATGCATCAACTGCCTCGATTGTATCAAGAGCCTCAACCGAAAGTTTATGCTGTTTCGTTACCATATAGCACTGGTCGGCATATAACTGAATCTGTGCAAGCATATACTTAGCATCCTGTGTCGTTACTTCCATAAGGTAGTCACCGACATAGAATGAAAGTGTCTCAACACCTAACAATTCAGACGATTCGATTGAAGAACGGTAGTTACTTCTCTCATCTGCCGTAAGCCAGCCTTCGATTTCATGATTAACTGTGAAGCCATTAATATTTGAACTTCGGTCATATTCATCGATTCTCTGAATCATTTCAGCCTTTGCCTCTTCAAGAGTCCTTACGTGAGGAGGGGTAAGTTGCATATTCCAAACCTCCTGAACTGTCGCATCCGGATTAGCCTCATGGAATGCGACCTGTTCATCAGAAAGGAGAACCCATTTGAAATCGATGAAGTCTTCCCATGTCGTGCCAAGGTCTGAGTACAAATCACTTGTAAGCAGTTTATCAAGTTCTACGTAAAAGCCTACTGCATCTCTTTTAATATATGTATATTTTGCCATTTTATATTATCAGTTTATAATTTTTATTATATGTAATATTATGCGCCAAGATAACGGATATATGCTTTATCGCCATCTGAGATTACGTTGATTTCACCGTATTTGCCACTTGCAATATTCATTGATGTGCTGTCATTCAGACACTCATAGAAATTCTCAGATGTGCTAGATGGTATGGTAATTGTAACTGCGTCAGTTGCCTTAACGATGATATGTATTTCATGTCCGGCAGCAGGTAAACTTTCCAGGGTGAAATTATCATCGCCACTAAGATTTACACGTACAAGACGTTTGTCGACAGGAATATTTGCAACGCTTGTAAGTGGAGTCGTGTCTGTACCGTTAGAACCTGTCAAGAAATCTGTTTCGGCCTTTGCAGTAGCACCGTCAGCACCGTCAAATGCGGTTCCGGCAGCTGTACCGATTTTTGGCACATCACTCATTGTTGCGGCCTTGTTGGTGTTTGCGTTATAAGCAGTGTTGAACGCAATAGCATCCTGTTTGTTGTTCCAAACATCCTTCTCACCGGTTGTAACAAGTGAAAGCTCTGTGCCTGAAGCGGCTGCTGCCTTGCTTTTAAGTGTACCAAGGTCTACACCGTTAGCACTATCACCGTTTGTGGTATCACCGATAGTAAGTTTATAAGTTGTATTAGTGGTTGAATAACCCTTACCTTCAACGAAACTTGCGACTGCTGATGAAGTTGGGATATTTGTTGATGAACTTGAAGCATCAATTGAAGTGTCAACGGCTTTTGCTGCGGCATCACCGAGAGCAGGTTTACCATTCAAATCGCTGTAATTACCACTGAATGTAGAAGTGCCGGCACCGATGTTTGCACGTGCATTTGCTTGTTCTGCTGAAGTAAGTCCCTGGTTTGCAAGTGTTGAAACGGCCTTGAAGTTACCTACGTTACCGAGGCCGACATCTGTGCTTGAAAGTCTCATGTCGGTCTTCAAGGTAGCAACACTTACGACTGAAGTTGTTTTTCCACCTACTGTCTTAGTAATTTCCTTGTCAGTCGTGTTATATGAAACATTAGTTACGCCACCGGCAGATGCGTTATCCCATGCACTAACCTTTTCTGCTGTAATACCTTCCAATACACCCATATTACTATGTGTATGGCTTGCAGTCATTACATCAGTAAGTTGTATTTGGCTACCACCTTGAGGTGTATATACATACTTAGTAATAGTGTTATCAATCTGCTGAACAACTGTCGTATCTTGTGAACCGGGAGCAAGAGCATCTTTGATAGCCTTTGCGACGGCATCAGAAATCGCATCTGTTAATGCTTTCTGAGCCTCTGTTTGAGTACCTCCTTCAGGAGACACTGCTTCTGCCACTGACTCAGCGACGATTTCATCAACTTCACCCTTTGCAACATAGTTGCTTGCATCAAAAATATCCTCAACAGGAATATTGATGTCGCTCTTACCTGAATCGGTATTGAATGTAAGCACAAGGCATTTAACGCTTTGTCCTGAGATGGTAACGTCCTTTATTTCTGCATTTGTAAGCATGCCGTCCTTAACGAAGTCTGTCGCATCGAGTTGAACCTTAACAGTAGAGCCATGTTTGAAGGCAATTACTTTCTTGCCTGCAAGTGTACCTGTACCGTTTGTATATTCCGCACCGTCGAAGAAGTCTGCGATGGCACTTGTTGTTGCATATCCGCTAAGAGTAGTCGCAAGATTCTCAGTTGTTACGACGTTTGCTTCTTTCTGAGCAGAAGAAGGTGTTGTTGTACCATAGACGGTCTTATTGATAAGTTGCTGTACGTTTGTTGCGGCACCGGTTCCGCTTGGAACGGTATTCTGTCCAAAGATAAGGTTATTAGCCTCTGTTTGTGTATAGACATCAGCAGAGTTTGCCTTAGCGTTAAGGGCTACCGTAACTGCGTTCTGAGACATAATTGCTGTGGTAGAACTACCAGTCGTTTGAACGGGGTCAATAGGCTGAACGGTATAATTTGAGATGGGAACATACTGTCCCGAACCATTTTTGTATTTTAATACTGCCATTTTTTCTTAAAATATATTAATAAATATTATTTTCTATTTAAATAAGGTGATTATCGTCTTTAAGTTTCTGAATAATCGCATCGACTTGTGCCTGGGTATACACTGCGATTGCTGGTGATTCAGATGTATCGATGATTATTTCGGTGTCTGTATCGGTTGTCGGGTTTTCTCCGATAACAATCATATTGTCGATTTTTTCCTGAATGTCATCATCTTTTCCTTGTAATGCTTCAACCTTTGTGTCAATCTGCTGTTTGCTATATACATCAACAGAAATAGGGTCAACTGACGTATCAACGAAGATGTCTATGGTATTATCCCCTGAAGGAGTAGTTCCACCAATCTGAACTTCTTTCACATTAGCCGCTTGGCCTGCCGATGTATCAACATATTCCTTTGAAACGAACTCAACAATTTTATTGGCATCGTTCTTAATGGACATACGTTCATAACCATGAGCATAGTTAATACCAATCTCGCCAAGTAAAATTTGGTCAGTAGTAGGAAGTTTCGGACTACCATTATTGACATCGTTACTCTTTACGTGCTGTAAGTGTTTATTTGCCATTTATATTTATTGTGTTATCTTTTATTTTATAAAAATGGTGTTATTCCTCATTAGTTACAATATCTTCAATTACGAATGAAGGCATTTCAGGATAACCGCTTGTATAGTCGAATGCATCAACTGCCTCAATTGTCTCAAGGTTGTTAACAGTATCCTTGTGCAACTGTGTTACAATGTAGCACTGGTCGGCATATAACTGAATCTGTGCAAGCATTATCTTAGCGTTTGCTGTTGGTACTGTAACCAACATATTGCCGGCAAAAAATGTCAGTTCTTCAATACCGAGTGTTTCAGCAGAATCAATTGAGTTACGATAATTTGCACGTTCATCGGCAGTGAACCAAGCCTTCACGGAATCATTTATTATGAAAGCATTAACATTGTCGGATGAATCGTATTCAACAATTCTCTGAATCATTTCAGCCTTGGCCTCTTCAAGTGTCCTTACGTGAGGAGGGGTAAGTTGCATATCCCAAACCTCCTGAACTGTCGCATCTGGATTAGCCTCACGGAATGCAACCTGTTCATCAGAAAGGAGAACATATTTATTGTTTATAAAGTCAACCCAAGTCTCACCGATTGGAAAAAACGATGGAGATAACAATTCATTACATTCGACATAATAATCAATTACGTCTCTTTTAATATACGTGTATCTTGCCATATTTTAATTTATAGTATTTTGTTTTTATTTTAATTTATTATGCGCCGATGTAACGGACATAATATACAGGTGATGTGCTTGTACCTGCATTAATTACATTGATTTCACCTAATTTACCGCTTGCAACCGTCATTGTCTTACCTTCGCCATCTACTGTATTGAACCAAGTAGAACCGTCATGCGGGATGGATATTTGTGCTTTTACACCGTTGGCTTTTATTATAATCTGTATCTCTCGTCCAGCGGCTAAAGCCGAACTGAACGAAAGGGTTTGAGAAGTTCCACTCGAAACGGTTATGATGTTAATCCTACTTGAAGATGACATGCTTGCTACGGTAGTACCGGTTGCGATACTATTATTGAATGCAGTTTCACTAGCAGCACTGTCAATTTGCGCACCTGTATAACTACTTGAATATTGTGCCATATTTAAAATTTATTTATATTGTTTATTAATGAATTATTTTAAATTATTTAAGTACTAACTTCGAAGTATTGGCCGTTAGATGTTATTAAAGCATCAGAACCACTTGGTTTGAAGTTCGTAATAATCGAGAATGTATTGGTTGCTTCGCCTGCGTTGTAGTTTGTTGATTCAGCAATAGAGGCTTTAACTGTATATGTACCGATATCTGATTTAGAAACCGGAGCAGTTGAAGTATAAGTACTTGTACCAGGATACTTGTATGTATAGGTTACTACGCCACTGCCACTATTGCCACTTACAGAAGGACTCTGTGCTGTTTCACCCCATACCCATCCATTCATAGAGACTGATGGAGTAATATTTGCCTTAGTAACTGTTAACGTACCGTTATTCTTTGTTATTGTGAAACTTGACGATACATCAGTTCCACCACTGTTCTTGATAACGACACTACTCAATGTCTTAGTGGCTGTACCTGCATTGGTTATACTACCTGAGCAAGTGTATGTTGCTGTATGGCCGGTTGGCAAGTTAGTCGTAGTACCCGTGTTAGAAGCACTATGTGCATTTCCGTCATAAGTCCATGACTCATCAGTAGCCGTAGATGTGACAGCCCTTGCATTAACGGTAAGCGAACCCTTAACGTAAGTAATACTATAGTTTGATGTAACGTCTGTACTACCACTCTTAATAACAGCAGAACTTGGTGTATTATCGGCAGAACCCTTGGTGGTAATTGTGCCTGTGACTGTGCAAGAAGTCATAGAATGGCCACTTACAAGACCTCTGTTAGTACCGGTAGACTCTGCTGTTGCACTATTGTATGTCAAAGCAGTACCGTCATAGGTCTTAGAGGTAGAA